TTAACTGTTTCAAAGACTCCAAAACCGCACGAGCCGTGTTTGTTCTTTCCTCTTCCTCTTTCAAAGATTTGATTCAAAATCGCATCAAAAGGAGTGGCAATAGTACAATCTTCATTTGCATAACAAATAGGCTCATAACCCTTTTCAGCCAATTCGTAATATTCTCTAACAAAAAAGATAGGATTTATGATAAAATGACGGTCAAAATATGTATGAGCGCCATAAAAAGTACCACTACCGAAATGATGAAAGACGTGCTTTGTACCATTTTTTAATTCAACGGTATGTCCTCTCTGACAACTTCCGTTATAAAGAATATTCAGGCATCTCTGCTTATTTTCATATGCTTGTTTGGAGAAATAAGCTGTTGCCATACCCTTTCCTTCGTCGCCATAATTGGCGCCCACAACAATTTTGACTTCCATTTATCTTACCACGAAATCTCGTCAAAAGCCGTATCTGCCGCGACCTCGTTATCCTTTCCGTTTTGATTTTCAATAACAATATTTGCGATTACAGTCGCAAGATTATCAAGAGATACTTCCTTGAAATGCTCGTTATCAAAATACTTCTTGAAGCTCTCTACGACTCTATCTCTGTATCTGAAGTAACAGTTACCCTTTTCGGCTACTCCAAGATGATATACATCAAACTTTTCAATGACCTCATTATACAGATTACCTGTATCGACATCTGCTTCAAGAGTATCTCCCGTAGCAATCGTCAAATCTCTGTGAGGAAGATATGGATTCAGAGGTTCGTCACCCATAGTGATAATGATACCCTTCTTTCCTCTCTTCCAACAATCAAGCTTGGTATGATAAAGTCCGAAGTACCAAGCCGCGGTATAAGACTCATAGCCGTTACCGCCTCCGCCGCCTTCAAAATAAATCTTATCAAGCTGCTCTGCGATACGAATATCAGATTCAAACTGCGAAGCCTGAATTGGAGCTGCATCGCAATACAAATCGCCGATACCCATAATCATAAACTGTACGTCAGAAACTTCCTCATAAAGATTAGTCATAATCTCATTAAGTTTCTTTGCTACTTCAACAGCAGTGTTACCCATACTACCAGTTACATCAAGAGCCAGAATAACTGGAATAGTGTTAGGATGCTCTTCACTGTCGCAACACTCACGAACCACGTTCTTTGGATCAAGAGCGGGATCCAGTCGCCGTGAACGGTAAAGTTCCTGCGCGGAATAGTCACCATCAACATAGTTAATGCCGTTAATATTAGTTACTGTTCTACCTACACTTTTAGAATAATCTGCATATGTGTTATTTGACCAACTACCGTAACCCATTACTCATTCTCCTTTTTATCTTCATTATCTTCAATGTCTTCATCGAAATCAAACATTCCATCAAACATATCGGCGAAACCGTTAGAACCATTCATCATCATAAATGGAAGCATCGCGCTCATACCGTTATTAGAATTTGTTCCGTTACCCTTCAACATTTCAGCCATCATCATATAGGACATCATCTTACTCATTCCGTCCTTACCCTTAGCAAAATTGTTACCAAACATAGATACAATCTTACCATAAAAATAAGTATTACCCATAAATACGTGACGCTCAGGAAGAATATTGTCAATAGTCGAATTTTCATAATTCACTACTTTAATAGAATCCTTGCCGCCTTCAATTACACAGCGTGGCTTTCCGTCAACAAGAATAATATCTCCCTTTTCTACTTTATTAGTAGGAATTACAAAGAAGAAATCATTGCCGATATCAAGCGCAAAATTAGTGCAGTTAATCAGCTTTCCTTTCTTTACGTCATAGGTTTTATAACCATTGCTGGTTTTAACAGCGATGCCGCCCGTATAAGATAAACGACACATTCCATTTTGAATTTTTCCAAACATTCCGTTAAACATACCTTGCATTTTAAACACCTCTTTTTAATTTTCTATATATATTATATAATATTTTTATTAAAAAATCAAATTATTTTTCTTCTATTTCATCTAATAATTTTATAATTTTATCAATAGCTTCTGCATAGTGCCATAAAGCATAGTGGTCACAGCTACCTATTGAACGTTTTAAGGATTTTAACCATTCTATTGCTTCGTTTATATTCATATATTATTTTTCTCCCTCTTGCAAGTATTCAACAATACATTTTATACACTCAGGGCACAGTTCTTTATAAATATTTTTAGAAGGGTAATCTTTATCATCTTTTTTATATTTTACGTAGATGCCACGATAACCTTCTGAGCAATGATTAAAAATTTTTTTACACCTGTCGCATTGCATAACCCAAGCCATTACTTTACCTCCTCAAAAGCAATACAATCTCTCCAAATTCTAGACTTGTGTGCTGTATCATCATATCTATCCCATTCAACCACTGTACCTTGTAGCAACCAAGGGAGATATGCCTCGGTAACTTCTCCACGAATATCAAAGATTCCTTCTTCTTTTATGTTTAGTGAGTAGCCTCCATAAAATAAAAAGTGATTACTACGCAAGTCATAAAGAATTTTTCCTTGCGGGAAAAGATTACTTAGAATTTTTGAGAACCAGTAACAGCCACCGTTCATAAAAAATTCTTCAATTCCTAAACGATTTTCTTTACCGTTTCTGTTTTTAAAATTCTCGATAAAGTCTTTAATTTTATCTTTATTACTCATTCTCTTTTCTCTCCTTAATTGGGAACCACTCTTTTTCCACTACAACCTTTTCCTTACAAAAAACTTCAAAAGGTTGCTCGTCGAAGTAGCTTTCTTGATACTCTGTCAGTCCCTTATCCCAATCTAATTGGAAAAACCTTTCGCCGATTCTAAGAATAGAAGAAACTGGTCGAGTCCATCTATCATCATCATATTGGATTCTATCTACTTCGTCCAATCTCCAAAGAAGTTCGCTTAACTCATCTTCATCAAAATTTTCTTTTGAATCTATTCGCCTAATAACTTCTGCTTCAAACTTTTCTTCGTCGTCATAGTCAATCTTACAAATATTAATCATATTAACCTCTTTTCTTATTTTCTATATATATTATACTAAAAAATTATAAAAAAATCAAATAAAAAAGAGTTAAAGTAAAAACTTTAACTCAATTAGAATTTAACATATTCTTGTAAAATTTCTTTTAAATCTTTAAGAAAATGAATCTGAATCATCGTTTTTGAAATAGCTTCTTGCCTTTGCTCATTCCACATTTGAATTAGCTCTGTTTCTGTAGGGCTTACCCCTGAATTATCCGTAAACCGGTCTGGCTCTCCTGGATATAATATACTATCTGGTAATGTAATACTAGTACTAACATAAGAACTTTTATCTGAGAAATCAGCTTTTCTCATAGCTTCAGATAATAGAAATAAAATTAAAGATAAAGGAATCATAACTCCATTTAAATCCATAATATGTATATAATTTATATTACCCTGATTAATCATATCCTTTCCAATTGTATCAAAATCATCAAACAGCATATAAGCTATATAATTAGCTATTTCATCTTCCCATTTTTCTTTTTGTCCACTATTACTTCCTATAGCACCTGGGATGCATTGTAAAATTGCAGGCATAATTATATTAAAATTTTTCTCTACGTTGATCATTACATCTTTAAAATTATTATATTTCTGGCTTTTTGCGGCAAAACCACCTCTTTCTTTAAAGCCTTCGTTCATAGAATAGTTTTTGTCAGATATGTATACTACATATCCTCCTTCTTTCACATTTTTTAATTTATCTTGAACTTCTTTTATTTTATTGTAATTATATTCTCTTAAACTACCTGTGGTAGAAATTGTCCAATCATCTAAAATTTGTTGAATTGGGGATAAGTCGAATCCTATATATAAAGTATGGTCAGCACTTTGATTTCCTTTCGTTCCTGTCCAATCGTTCGTAACCTTATATCCTTTTCCTCTTATTTTATCAGCAATAATACCTAATGCTTGATCTCTAAAAGCTTCATATGTAAAACCCGCTCTTTGACCTTTTACTTTATTAGATTTACTACCTAATATTTTTTCAATAGCTTGTTTAGAACGATTACCTACATTTAATTTTCCTGAAGAAGTTTTCCTTGAAGCTACTCTTCCTTTTATCATCTCAACAACTTCATCTAAGTGATACTGTTCATATAAAGTTCTAATAAATGGGTTAGTATTTTTATCTAAACCAAAACTCATAATTCTATCATAAACTTCTTTATAGGCATCCTTCGCAGCCATATCATTATTTTTAATTCCATTTTCTTTATCGGCAACTACTAACCACTCAGTAATTGCCTCTGTAAGAATTTCTGGCATTTTTTTGTCTAAGACCTCTCCAATACAATCATCTAATGGTCTTTTGGTATTAGTATAAAATAATTTTTCCGCTTCTTCCGCTATCTTGGGCCAGTTTGCTTTCCAAGCGTTATAGAAATATCCATCAAAAAAACTTAGAACATTTTTTTGTCCTTTAGTGTTTTGCATTAGTATAGTATTTCTTTCAAAAACCTTTTTTAAATTTAATGCTTCATTTAATGCTTTAACAAAATTTTTATAAAAATCTTTGTTAATTTCTACTTTATCAAAACTATCTACTTGAAATATTTTTTCTAACATATCTTTTTCTTTTTGTGCCTCTATTTTTGCCATAGCGTATAACTGTTCACTATCTAAATGTCCATTTTGTTGCCACACTCGATCGGCATCTCTTATCTCTTGACCAATTCTATTATATAAAGAAAAATGTCCATCATCATAGAGTCTTTCATAATATATATATTCATCAGTAATTGAGCCTTTTTGTAAGATATGTCCAAGCTCTCTATTCTTTGCCATAAAATTCCTCCCAAAACAAAAAAGGACAATCTCAACGATTGCCCGAATCTATATGAACAGATAAAGTCCGGACCTTATCTGATTAAAGGTTTAATTCAATAAATTCGTTAAAGAGAATTGTCACCTTGTCAGTAAGGTCAAAACTTGCGTGGTAATGACCAAAATACCAATGGTCATATATAATTTTATCTTCCACTTTATCTAAAAATTTTTCGGTTGATTTATCTACCATAGATTGGTTTATTGAAGGTAGGAATAAATCTTCCAATTCTCTTTCGTATTTAAGTGGAACTGTGTGTGAGAAGATATAATTAAATGAGTTCTCAGTATCAACTATTTGAAATATTTTTTCTTTTTCTTCCTCAGTCGGCTGCTCAGAGGGAAACCAATGATAACCCATTCTTAGTCGATAATATTTATCTATACTATAGGCGCCGCCAATAGCTAAACACTTTTTACCTTTAAGATAAAAAACTCCATCTTCAATAAATAGAATATTTGGATATGCTTCTTCTACATATACATAACATTGTAAGTCTTCGTTATAGACTCTTTTATAAGAATCTAAATTCCAAGCTCGCTCTTCGTGATTGCCGTGAATACATAGAAGTGTAATTGGAAGTCTAGCTAAATATTTTTTATTTGGAACATCAAAGCTATTTAAGTGATAATTAAGACCAACATCACCTAAAATTATTAAATAATCGTCTAAACTTGTTCTTTTTTCATAACAAAAACGACAAATACGTTTAAATTGTGTATGCGTATCTCCCGTACAGAACGCTCTACTCATTAAAAGCCCAACTCCCATTTACCCGTTGAAGGAGGTTTTTCTTCCTTAGTAGCTACCTTATAGGTTCTTTTAACATCACCTGAATCGCCAAATTTAGGGAAATCTTCATCTTCTTTAATAGCTTTTAAAATATTAAGATACGCTGCCGCGAGTGCTTCAAAAACATTATTACTATCAGTATATGTACTCATAGTATAAGCTTTTATATCTTCCTCTGGAAAAATACAGGCTGTTTTTGGAATCTCATCATTAAAACGCGTTACTTTAATTTCAACTTGATTATTACGCATTACCACAAGCCTCTTTTCTCAAATCTTGTTCCCGCTCCTATATTTTGAGACCACTCACGAGACTCCATAGTAGTTTCCATATCCAGTCTTCGTATTGTATTGCCGCAGCAAGGACAATCACAATATATAAAAAAAGTATCACTACTTACTTTTCTTACATATTCCCCTTCTTTGGCTTCAAAAATACATCCACATTTTCTGCAATCAAATTCAAATGTTCCTATTTTAGACGGATTTCCTTTCTTAATAATCTTCATTATAATCTCCTAAATATTATTGGCAGCGGCGGGTGGTACTGACCCACCTTCAATGGATTCAAAGTCCACTATAATACCTTTATACGACGCCGCTATATAAACTAACTTTTTATAAACATTTCTGCATTATTAAAAGGCTGTTTATTTTCTGGTATTAGTTACGAGGGCAAATCTATTTATCATTTGGCTTTTCTAAAAAACCAATGCTAAATTCTTCTTCAAGTCTAGCTTCTTCACTTGATACTTTGCATAATGCATATATAGAAAGATAGAAAAATCCTACTATGGCAATAATTATAGCTATGCCTATGATAATTAAAATATTCCAAAACATATTGATACCTTTCTATTTCATTAATATAAAAGGACAGTTACCTTTAAACTGCCCGAATTATTATGTATATTATCATACCATCATAGATAACAACAATAATAATCCTTCCGATGGTTCGAGGTTTTTTGTTGGTGTGGGTAGCAGGATTTGAACCCGTACCACCTGTTTGGAAGACAGGTATGCTAGCCGTTGAACACTATACCCACATTTATGGAGAAAATTATTACTCTCTCTTATAGTATTTTTGCCATTGATTAAATAACTTTTTACAGTCAGATGATATCTCGTCTTTCTCCCAAAGAATTTGATAATCTTTCCAATTCCACCCGTACCAGCTTTTTAGCCATTCAGTATCACAACGATTAAATAATCGACGATACATACTATGATTGCCGCAAATTCCTCTGGTATGTTTCTGCGCCCTTAATCTCTTATTGGCTCTTCTTTTTGCGATTTTTCTAACTCCGCCTCTAAAAGGATTAAAAGATGGATTTTTCTTAAAGGAACGACTCATTTCTAAAACCTCCTAATTAAAGTTTTAGAAAGCTGGTTCCCTCTTTAGAATAGTATTATCATTGTCTTCAAGCACCGAACCGATAATAAAGTCTTTAAATTTTGTGAAATAATCTCCATCTGATTCAAGCCACAGCTCTGAGAACTCCATTGCGTGGAGAATACCCACAAGTGATTTTGCGCTTACACATAACCCAGTGTTATCTTTAATATAAACTGGTTTTTCACATCCTTTTGCAATAGCCTCTACCTGTTTAGCCTGTTCAAATGTGTCCATAAAAATTTTTGCTCTCATATATATCAACCCTTTCATTATAGTAAAAGTAATCAGTAGATATAAGGTAATCTTTATAACTTACTCGCCCTCAACACTATTAGTTGGTCTCGGTTGCCTCGCCTACAAAATATTATTACATACATATGATTTCAAGTAATAACATTTCTCTTCCACGCCTCAATTACAAATAAAACGATATATCTACTTTTCCCTTTAACCCCTAATCTTTACACAAATGTACAGCCCAACCGCAGGTATATCTACGTTATAAAGATTTGAATTTGGTTTTGAACACTTAATACGCTGTAGTTTAACAATAATTAAATCGCCATTCAAGAAATATACTCCTTGAATAGAGTTCCTTTTGTAACCGCACTAAGGAATAAACCGCGTGGTGGCGGTGACACGACTTGAACGTGCACGTCTTATGACCGTACAGTCTAAATGTACGTTGTCTGCCAATTCCATCACACCGCCATTTATAACTTTTTCCATTCTTCATCAGAGTATTGTTTTATTTCTGATACCTTTGAGGGTAAATTATAAGTTTTGCACCATTTACGAATAGCATTATCAGAAACTCCAAATTTTTTACCAATTTGTACAAAAGGTATGGTTCTAATAAGTGTTTTAAATGCTTCTCTATCTGGTCTTTCAACCAATCTTCGAGAAATATGCATACAATCTATACACATTTTTGAAGAAAAATTAATTTCATTTTTTTTACAGATTGGACAAATTTTTTTCTTTTCTTTAATTATTTCATTTTTAATTTTGTTCATATGTTGAGTATTATAATGGTTTGAATTCGCTCCTGCGTTACCTTCTTGTTGAGCATGGCAATTTGGACATAATATTTGTAAATTATTAAAATTGTTATTAAAATGATTACAATCTTTATGATGTAATTCTAATGGTATAGGTTTATTCTGCCATTCAGTTAAACCGCAAATTTCACAACGATATTCCTTTATACCTTCTTTAATTAGTTTTTCTTTTAAAATATAACTTTTAACAAAATCTTTTTTTGCATATTCTTGTGCTGGAATATAATTGTTAAATGTTTTACCCTTATTCCAATCTTGACGGCCAGCATATTTAATATCCATTTTTTCTAAATAATTATTCAGAGTCGAAGGCTTGCATTTTAACTGTGCGGCTATATAAGATTTTGGTTTTTTCTCTCTAATCCAATTAAGAATATCTTCTTTTCTATCTAAAATATCTGTTCTCATACTAACACCCTTTTAATTATAATTATTTTATTCTAATTATAAGTAAAAAAGATATAGTACAAGTACAATTTTTTGGCACATTAAAATTTATAAGTTCGATTTTATATTTTATATAAAATATTTTTAAAAAGATATAATATCTTTTTCTTTGTTTTATAAAACTATTGCCTCCTGCCAATTGGGCTATAGCGGCGTATATCAAGGCTCATAATTTTAAAGGAATCGAACCTTTTCACAACACTTTTGCAGAGTATCATTTAAACCATAAAAAATCTTTGCTGTGTGAGCCTTATAATTGGTGGGACATCTTGAAATCGAATCAAGGATTGCTGTGCCACAAACAGCCGTGTTACCTCTACACTAATGACCCCGTATTAATCTTCTTGAATGCAATACTCTTCAAGGAAAGTTTCGTATCCCTCGTTACAAGCTATTGTATCAAGTTCATAAGTAGAAAGGTTTCCCGCTTTCTTTTCATCTACTTCCCAAACTTGAGCGCAAGCGTTCTCACATTGACATTCCCAAAAAGCTTCATCAAGTTTGTCTTGGTCTTCTGCTTCTTCATCACTAAGATGAAATTTAGCTTCTTCCCAAAGCTCTTCTTCTATATCTCCATAAGAACCCATAAGTTCAATGCTAGCTTCAAAACATTCACTCTGAGCCTCTTCAATATCCTCAGCTTCTGTTATAAAAGTATTTTCTATACCGTGAAGACCGCCGTATTTATTTTCTGTTGCATAGCAAAGAAAACGAGCCATATTTTCTTCCTTCTTTCTTTCTTTCTTTTTATTACTGTAATTAGCATTACCCATCGTTCGCCACGTGGAGGCTTACAGTTAGAACGACTGGAACTGATGGGATTTGAACCCACAACCCTCTGAATGCAAATCAGATACGCTCCCGTTGCGCCACAGCCCCATATACAAGACACTTTATTTATTGGTATGTTGCAAGTATCTTTATCTTTCTTAACTTTTCTATATATATTATACTAAAAATTTATAAAAAAGTCAAAAAATTTTAATTGTGGTGCGCGTAGTGGGAGTCGGACCCACCTAAACACGATTAAAAGTCGTGTGCATAACCGCTTTGCTACACGCGCATATTTAATCTATTCCTAATTTTTGACATAAATCTTCCCAATCTATAGAAGCCAAAAGCTTTTCTTTTTGTTCAGAAGAATGATATGGAATAAAAGTAATTCCAAGAGGTGTAATCATAATTTTATCATACCCTAAAAATTTAATAGAGCATAATTTAAGTTTGTTATTTTCTAAAGCAACATTAAGATGAGGCTGACTTTTTAAAAGTCCTTTATATCGATCTAAAAAAGGATTTTCTCTAACCGCTTTGATAATATCTAAAATTTTTTCTTCAGATAACAATAATAACACCTCTTTTATTTAATATATAAGTTATAAGTGCTTTGACAATTTACGAACCTTCATTCTACATCTTACTATCTTCAAGCATATTCAGTCAATAGGAAGAATAAGGCTGAGCATAAAGTAGCGACCTCTATACTTCTTATCCCTGTTTCCGAAAAACTAACCTATACGGGATTGACTACCCGTACCTTTCAGCATCTATTCAGCAAATTATTTTTAACTATAATCCTCAAATCCAATTTGCATTGCCTTTACCTACTCGGAGTTGCATACACATCTTATACACGAATTTCTTCGTTTCACGGCAAACTAGCTTATTGGTTTTTCTTAGGTTTGTTCAGTTACCAAGCTGAACCTAACTAAGATTTTTCTCCATCTGAAGCGTCTATTACGCTAGCGATGCGCATCCTACCTTTACTTGCGACAATAAGTGTGCTACGACTTTGGTGTTGGAGTTCGTCCTTCTTTTAAAGTATCTCTACTTTAAAACAGTTGGATATTCCGCTATCCAGATGTATCCATCTTTCGTTGCGCTGACCATTTCGTCGTACCCCAGCAAGAACAGAGCATTCTTGTTTTAGCACTGGGTTGTAAATTGTCAAAGCACTTATTAAATTATCAAGGTACAAGACACAAGTTCAGGGTTATAAATTAAAAGTTTATTCCTAAATTATAATTGCTGTCTGTGTCTTTATATGGTACAGACGAGAAGATTCGAACTTCTGTAATACGATTATCAGTCATGCGCACTAACCTACTGTGCTACATCTGTATATAACTGGAATTTATCTCGTTAGTCCAGTGGCTCCGGCATCCTCGTTTATATCCCGCATGAGCTAGCGGCGAGAGTTTAATATCAATACTCTTATTCAACTTACAACTCACAAATTTATTGTTGAATAAAGCCCTGAGTGTTTCTGCGTAGCAACAGTTATCCTTTGGGTATTGGGTGGTTGATAATCCGAAACCACTAACGATTGAACGCATTGTGCTACTAAGCGTTGGCGGTCATAGAGGGTTATGCTCCCTCGTCTGTGCCGTGACAGGGCACTATTCTAACTATTGAACTATACGACCGAATAGGCTTTAAGGTCAGCTAACCACACATTTGTTGATTGCTGGAATTTTTGTTTTTCCAATTACACAAAGCACTATAACTACTTGCGCTCTGCCTGTTGAGCTACCCATTCATTTGGGGTGGGACTCGAACCCACTACTTCAAGTTCCAAAATCGTTATAAAATAATCTTTGCTGTCTGTGCTTTATTTTCTTTTTCTTTCTTAACTTTTCTATATATATTATACTAAAAATTTATAAAAAAGTCAAAAATTTTATTCGTTAAGATTAGCATAATGATGTAAATCTCGTTCAATTATTGCAGCTTGGGCTAGCTCACTATCTGTAAGATATAAACTTATAGAATCAATGAAGGAAGACATTTCTTTTGCTATCTCTGATATTTTTTTCATATATTCTTTCCCTTTCTTTTCATTTCTAAACACCACATTAATATAAGTTGCTGTATGTGTCTAAATGGAGTAACCTCGTGTTTTTAAGTAGCTTTCTGCACTCTCCTCTGACCAGCTACTATATCGAAATCAACCTCTTTCTATTCGATATTGGCAAAACCCTATTTTCCTTTAGGTATTATAATAAAATACCTAATCAGGAATCACACTTACAAATTTGCCTTACCCTATATAGCGGTTTTTAAAGATACCGCCAAACTTTGACCGTTAAGCGCCACCTTGCCAGTGGTAACTCGTAAGAGATTCGAACTCTTGCCTCTGGACTGAGAATCCAGCGTTGTGACCAACTTAACTAACGAGCCAGATGACTGTAGGGTATTATTTAGCGCAAAGTTATCGACGAATACCACTCGCCGCTCCATACGTAAGAGAACGTAAAAGTTATCCTTTCCACTTTTAAAGGGCGATTATTCCTATCGACAACAATCGCTTAAACCCGCAGACCTTTGTGGCGCTGAATGTTCCAATCATAATGACTTTAGTCTACTTCTTGGCTCTCTGTCTAAATTTTATAGCCAGAATTTTAATAGGTCATGACTCCTATACAGATACTGTTGTATTTTCCGCACACGGAAACAACGTTCGAGTTGCGAAACCTCTCTTACTCATTGGGTACCTAAGTAAGTTTCTCTTGTCATTATATTTATTTTAATAAAGTTCCCACCAATAATCAAAATATTTCTTATATGTATTACCATTTACTAAATATTTTGTATGACGAACTTTTTTATTACTTATTCTACGATAATATTTAGCTCTTCTTGGAGCATACCATCGTATATAGCGTTTTTTATCTTCATCATAGTAGACGCCAGTTTCATAGAAAGATTGCGTTTGATGATATAAATGTTTTAATCTATGTTTTTCTTCCATCTTTCTACGATGACTCATATAAACCTCCAAAATTATTTACTTATAATCTCCAAAATTTATAAAATAATGTAGGTTTTTTCGGCAATACGCACCTTGTACTTCGGCAAGGAAAACCCCTTTCATCAGTATAGATACCGACAGAAAGTAAAAACAGTAAAATTTACCTACCTCTGTTTTTGCTGCCCATTTTTAATTTCCAACTTACTTGGCGACGCCCCTCGGACTCGAACCGAGACACCGCACCTCTGCGACTACTAATAGTTTTCAAGACTATTTCCTTACCAATTAGGATTAGGACGCCATATAAGGAATAAGACTCATCTTATTCCCTAACCCATAGTCCGAAGACGTCTGGGGCAATTCAAAGAAAAAATCAGAAACGGTCTTGCCAAACCACTTCTTCCAAAAAGTATAAATACTTTTTCAATCATAGGCTAAAAGGAGAATCCGCCACGGATACTATTACAGCGCTTGCAGTATGCGGTACCGTTATTCTATCCACTTTTCTAACACCATCGTGGAAGTTTGCTAGTAGAATTTGAACCATTAACTACGGGCGAATTAGTTTTCATATAACAACCAGTATTAGAAAACTATTATAAAAGACTATACTGACGTATTTTAGGGCGTTCCCAAGGATACGTTTTCCAAAAATATGTAGAACATAACCGCCCGTATCACCGATAGCACAGCATATGGTCGAAGTGGAGGGATTAATAATTTTACTTATTTATCTAAATTAATTTCCAGCTATATCCATAAGCAGTTTTTCTTTTTCCCTTACACACACTTGAAATATGACCATCACCATTTTTATTTAAAAATTTATATGCTTCTGAAATAGAAGAAAAAACTTTTAAAATTTCTTTAGTGTCTTTATCTAACATTGCTACTGGTTTAGAAAAACCTTTATATTGCCTTTGCTTTCGTATCTCTGAAGTAATATTATTATCATCTAAAGCAGAACGTATTGTATCTGCATCATATTTTGTAATTTTATGAATGGTTTTTATATCATTTCCATTTTCCCATAAATTAAAAATTAAATCATAATCAGCATATCTTTTTCCATCTCCACCTAAAGTAGCATTATAACCATTTTTAAAAGAGCCATACTGCTCTATCCAATAGCACTCTCTATTACTTGCATCTCGTTCTGGACACTTTTCAATTTCCTCTATATTAAAATTTTCAATGCCATATTTTTTAAAAGCCCTATATAAAGGTCTGTTTTCACATTCTTTTTTATCAAAAGCCTTTATATGCTCTCTCCATCTATTTTCAATAGATTTTAATGTTTTTCCTATATAAATTTTTCCATTTATTTTATTAGTAATTTTATAAATGTATGCCATAATTAAACAGCTCCTATTTATAGTATTGCACAGACTCTTGTTTTAAACAGGTACACGACGTGAACATATCTGTACTGGTACCCTCGAAGTGGAGGGATTTGAACCCCCGATATCACGGTCCCAAACCGCGCGCCTTAGCCGAACTAGACTACACCTCGATTTATGAGGAAGATTAGTTTTAAAGAAAATTCTTACATTCCTCAATTTTAACCTTCATATCATTGATAGCATCATCAATATTAACAGGAGTACAATTATGTGAATCAACACCTACGTGATACATATATGGAATATCTCTGTAAAAATTAGTTTGTTGGTGAGTGTGTCCAAAAAAGTTACAAGTCATACCCTTTAAAGAATCTTTTTCAAGGCTACCACTATTACAAGGATAATGTGTAAGGAAAAAATGATATTTCCCATATTTGAGATAAGCCGCATCACGAACTTCTACTACATTATCACACTCTTTATATAGTGCTAAGCGTGGATTCGTATCGTGATTGCCGCGAATAATATGAATTTGACCGTTTAATTGCTTTAAACACTCTAATCCGTGGACATTATCCCCAAGCATTACATCACCAAGATGATACACAGTATCATTTTTACCTACAACTGAATTCCAATTATGAATTATATTTTGATCGTGAGAATAAATATCTCTAAAGCCGCGAGGTTGAAAAATAAATTCACGGTCGTGACCAAAATGAGTATCAGAAATTAAATAAATACTCATTTTATTTACATCAACTCCTTTTCTTAAGTGTCTTTCCATTTCCATTTATGTGAATAAGCAGTTTTTCTTTTTTTATTACAAACATCTCTTATATGAGAGACAATACCTTTACAATCTGTTGTAATATTTTTTTCTTTTTGAATGTATAATGCTGCATCTTTTAATGTATTAAAAGTTATTAAAATATTTCCATTATCATCAATTATATTTACTGGTTTTCCGTTTCTTTTTCTATTTAATTCTTGTGAAGAAGTAACTACTATTCCTTGACTTTTAAGAATATCACTAACTGTACCTGAATTAATTTTTAATTCTTCTGCTACCGCTTTGCAAGTTTGTAATTTTTTATAAGTATTTATTACTAATTGACGATCAATAGTTATACTTCCTTCTCCTCCAAGTGTAGCATTATATCCATTATGATAAGAATCATAATATTTTATCCAATATTTTTCTTTTTCATTTACTTCATCATTTTTACATTGTTCAACTTCTTCTATAATAAAATTATTATACCCATATTTTTTAAAAGCTCTATATAAAGGTCTATTTTCCATTGTTTGACGTTTAGAATCTCTGATATGCTGTTGTAAACGATGTTTAATAGTTAAACTTGTTTGACCAATATAAACCTTTCCATTAATTCTATTTGTTATTTTATAAATGTATGCCAATAAACTCAGCTCCTCTTTATAATAATGTACTAATCTAGCGTTACCCAATTCTCACTACGTGGAAGTATAGTACTCGAGAATCCTCCTCAAGCAGGGTACGATCCTGCAACCCCGGCGTTAACAGCGCCGTGCACTACCAGTTGTGCTATTGAGGAATATATTTAATTCTATATATTAGCATTACCCAAGACACGCCACGTGGAGGCTATATAGATGTGTCTCTTGCGGGCGTCGGAATCGAACCGACCTAACACAGCCTATGAAACTGTTGAGTAACCACTACTCTAGCCCGCAATATTTATTTTCCTTTCTTAATTTTTCTATAAATATTATACTAAAAATTTATAAAAAAGTCAAAAAATTTTTTATTCAAAGCACCTTCTATATTTCAATCTTGAGCAGATTCGAACTGCTATCGTCAACTTTTTAAGGTTGATGCGCTAACCTTTACGCCACAAGATAAGTATTTGCTGCCTGTGCTTTATATTTCAAGACGCTTAGAAAGAGGTTTTTATATATGAACTATTATCTCTCGCTGCGCGCGCCTAAAAATTAATCAATTTCTTCTTTGAACTTTCTTCTATATTCTCTTTTTAGAGCGTTAATAATTCTATTATTAAAAGACTCATTCCTAGCTTCATCTCTTGAACGAAGCAGCTTAATTCGATTTTTGTAATACAGTTTTGTTCTCATTTTATTTTATTCCTTTCTATAAACCATAAAGGTATAATTTTTAAAGTGGGCGCCACATATGTCGATACCAACCCTTTGCTGGTGTTGCAGGGATTTCCTTTACGGCTGTCCAAGTTCTCGGCGCACAACTACTGAGAACGTTATTAAAAGGGGAGTCTCCCCTACTTCGGTGGACCCGGGACTTACGTCCAGCCCTTCATAGTAATTCGTTTGACACTTGTATAGCGCTGTCGTTCCCGGCTACTATGAATCCTCTTGCGCTACTGGTGCTACCGGCTGGGATCGAACCAACGCTACCTAGATTTTCAGTCTAGTGCTCTACCTACTGAGCTACAGTAGCATATATAAAGATAGAAAGGCAAGTTTGGTCACTATTGTTACATTTGCTTTTTGGCGTCGAGCTGCAGCAGTTTGGGAAAACGCCGTGGTCTTGCGCTCTGGCTTCTATCTATTTGGTGGGCAGGGTTGGATTTGAACCAACGAATCGTCGAAACGAAGCAGAGTTACAGTCTGCCGCCATTACCAAACTAGGCGACCTACCCATATTATAATATTGGTGTCCCTAAGAATCAACTTCCGTCTTGTTTTACCCAATATTTGCTATATTTTTACTACGTTTACTCCAATATAGCCTGATGCATAAGTTTTATTTGTCTTCACGACGTAGTACTGAAGTCCAAAATCTTAATAGTGATTGAAGCCATACTTATATAGCGCATGCTAGCTTAAGGTTACTATTAATCCATCTGCGCATATGGTACTCCAGAGTGGGCTTGAACCACTAACCTCTCGCTTATAAGGCAAGTGCTCGAACCAGTTGAGCTGCTGAAGTATATGGAGAGGTCTGTATGTGCACCTACATTCTATCGACACCTCAACTGCCGTGTAGACATTAAGTATACTACAATTACTCCGTTACTAACGAGGGCGTACGGTTGCCCTAAAGTGTATTTTTTGAGCACCCACAATCGGTACTTATGGAGATTCTGCGCGGACTTGAACCGCGAAATTTTGGTTTTGCAGACCAACGCCTTTACCAGTTCGGCTACAGAATCAAACTTAATTATGGCAGGAGCAATCCGAATCGAACAGATGCCTTTTTGATTTGGAGTCAAACTATACTTCCAATTATACGATACTCCCAATTAATTTGAATTTGGTACTCAAGAAGAGAGTCGAACTCTTAAAATCTTGATTTTGAATCAAGCACGTATGCCTATTCCGTCACTTGAGCATAAATAGGTTTTATATAGTTAGTATTTAGTCATCGTATAAAACCTTAAAGACGACTCCATCTGAATCCACGCTCTGCCTAACTTGCCAAGGTCACTTCAATCCGATTTTACGACTTAAGCTTTCAGTTTTACTTTCGCTTTTATTTATTCTCGTTAGTGACTAGCCACATATCAACTATAGTTGCCGGTGGTAGTTTAAACTGTGAAAATCCATCCCTACGAGCTTTAAAAAAACCTACTTCGTCATGCCGCTGCGCACCTCGGCCCTTATTATGGGTTGGCTTTCACCCACACGTTTTATCCCGTCGAAATATAAACATAGTTTATTGTCATTATTTACTTCTAAGGTTCGGACAATGGTGACACCACTGGGGATTGAACCCAGACTCTCTACCTTGAAAGGGTAGCGTGTTATACCGATTCCACTATGGTGCCATATTTATTAGTCAACTTTAGATATATAAATAGTTATACTATCATTATTGCCGTCATTAGAAATTTCCTTAATTTTGAAACTTTGACACTCATATTCGTTTGATTTCATACATATATATACTCCAACGTCATCTAATCCACGAGAGGGTATCTCTTGTATAAAAGTGTTTAGAAAATCTCTACCAGTCATATAATCTTCCTTCAATAAAAATACTTGGAGGCTCACTAGAGATTCGAACTCTAAACCTATTCATTACAAGTGAATTGCGCTAGCCAATTGCGCCAGTGAGCCAAATATAGCGCCAAGACTTTTTGTTGGCGCCGCTTGTGTTTAAAATAATATTATGTTTACTTTCATTTTACCTCTTTTTTAACTAGACACAAGAAATAAAATTTCCATAAACTATATTATTTTCTTGTTCATCATCTAAATCTTTTAACTAAATAAAATATAAAAGATTGCTGTGTGTGTCTAAATGTAGTTTTAATATTGCGAACAGGTTACTACCAACTGTTATGTGCCTCAATTACTACTCCGCCAAGCCAGTAATGTCATAGACACTCTCGTCTGAGAAGGTACTTGTAAGTAAAATCATAAAAATTTCACTACATTTTTTTGAGTTATAACTCTTAATTCTTAACTTTAAGGTCAGTCAACCGCGCATCTTTATTAACCTAGTCGAGTTTTGCTATGACTTGGTAGGACGAGAGGGATTCGAACCCTCACTTGATGGATTTTCTTACTACTCTATATCACTATAGCCGCAATATTATATTACGTTGTAGTCTGGACTATGTCTTTACCTTATCTTTTATTTTAAGACTTAGGTAGATGGTATATAGTCTCTACACATTTACAACCATTTAAATTGACTGATTTAGCTCGGCGTTCTCTGGTTATTCACCGAATTAGCCATCATTCAGTAATAAGTTTCCAAGATTACTGCTCCAGAAGATGAACAATTTGATATTTTACAATCAATTCATTTGCTCTAACATAATTTCCACCTTTTGGTGACAAACCTAATTTAATCAATGCTTGTCTAATATTGGGTGAATTTTTTAACGCATTAACAAAATCTTCATCAGATACTTTCTCAATACCTTGATTAATATTTTTTCCACGCCAATTTTCAGTTAAAGCGTGACAATTTGGACATAAAAGTTGCAAATTATCCATTTCATTATTTTGATTATCTCCGTCAATGTGGTGTATTTCAAGTGGTATTTTTTGACCTAACCATTCTTGATTGTTACAATTCTCACATCGGTGTCCTCTTAAAAAGGTTAGCGCCTTAGCCGCTTCACCCCTTTTAATATTGTTTCCTTTTCTAAAACGAGAATAATCAAAATTATTCTTATTCCAACTTTGTTTTGTAAAGTGTGATATATCAAAATGATAATGTTCAATCATTTCTTTTATAGATTTGACTGAGCTACCACCAGTTGGTGAATAACCACATTGCTTACAAACTTCAGCGTAGGAATAACTGTTTTTTACAAATTGTTCTAATTCTTCCTTAGAAAAATTTTCCCATTTTTTCATAAAACCACCTCTTATTATTTTCATATATAAGTAAGAAAAATAATAATTGGATATAAAGTTTTAAGTTAAAACTGAAAATTTTCTACCAGAAAAAGTCCATTGCCTCTGCCGTTGGGCTACCGTCCCATTTACATTAAGGATTCGAGTGCTTTACTGAGTTTCACAGTGCCTTACGATTGAGCGTCTTGCGGTCGTTACCCGCACCTTGGAGTCCCTCAATTCCTATAAATATATAGGAGATAGGCGTATCATTCGGCTTTCCCGACTCTATTCGCCACTGGTATCTTAATAACCAGAACGCACTCACTGAGCCTTTCGATGCTCCCCGATACCAGCTCTCCCAGTTCTCTTAATAGTAACTTAATCTCTCAAACGGTATCGAAATCCTTAATTATTTTAAGAAAGTCGCGCGGCTTTTGATAACGCAGAGCCGCCAAACTGCTTTGAAGAGGTTTATATCAAAAATAAGTAATAGTCTATTGCCGCCGAGAGGGTGGTCTTTTATGAAGGGGGGATACTTGCCACCCTCTCTTTTCGCCATAACTTATCTAAAATATCTTTCCTTTTCTTAACTTTTCTATATATATTATATCAAAAGTTTATAAATTTTTCAAATTTTTTTCTCTCTTTTACCTTATATATATTATGCCCAATCGTCTTCCATTTCTAAGTATTCTAAATACTCAGGAAGCTCTTCTGGAGTAATACATAAGTCAAAGTCATCAAAGGTATTTTTCATAGTTTTTATTTCCTTTCCTTAACTTTTCTATATATATTATAGTATATTTTTTATAAAAAATCAATTTTTATTCTACTGGCATTATAACAGGAGTTGGATCAATTATAGTAGGTTCTTCTCCCCAAATTGCTAATACAGAAGTATAATACGGCTCTCCTACTTCATATAATAATTTTCTTCTTCCTGAGATGGAGTTTGGATAAGCTACCCTTGTTCGTTCAGCCTCTATTCTTTTTCCATTATATTCAATTGTAATTTGAGTTAATACACTAACTGAATCTTGTGTAAGTAAGTCTAATGTAATTTTTTTCTCCACGATATTTTTCCTCCTATTATTTATATTTATAACATAAAGTGAAATGCGCTGTATCTGCAGTAGTTACACTACCGTCTAATGGACTTATTTTAATATAAGTAGTACTTGAATCGCCACTTTGTATTTGAATTAAGACTTTATATGTATCTTGTGTTCCAGTGGCAAGTGTAGTAACATTTGATACGGCGGCGACTGGTAATGAATAAATAGCTGGTGATTGATTACTTGGAAACGTTGCATCTGCGGCGAGGTAACAATAATCATTGTTTAATTGATAAGTTCCTATTAATTTATGCGCTGATGCGTTAGTGTAATTTTCCATCAATGTATTAACTTCACCATTTTCTATAAATCTCTCTAAACCAAGACATTCTTCTTTTATAACTCCTACTGATGGTTTTACAGATATATAATAAGTTCCTCCCGTACTTCCAGCCTTTGGTGTACAAGTAATATTATTTATTTCTATATCATTAGCAGAATCAATATAGATTCTGTCATTAATATAATTTATTTTGTTAATGGTGCCATCGTCATAATTATTATCTAGATGATATATCTTATAAGGAACGTTATTATTATTTTCAATAGCATTTAAAGTAAAATCTACAGCTCTATTATTTGTATTATTGTCGCAATAAATTATAATATTATATAATTTACCATGCTCTAAAGTGATATTTTGATTTAATACTAAATCTGCGTATTGAGTAGTAATAGGGGTATTACCAGTTATATTAATTTGTATTTTATTTAGTGAATTTTCAGTTATTGTAGTAATATTTGCTGATGCGTTAGAAAGAGAATATTTCGTCGCGCCTGGAGGAGGCCCTTGGCCATACGGAAAACTAAGAAGTTCATTATCTTCAGAAAATATATATAATTCATCTTTACGAATAGAAGTGTTAATTAAACTACCAATACTATCATTTATATTATTATTATATTCTTTTAATAAATCTTCTTTAATTTTTACTGTAGATTTAATTTCAGAGGTTTCAGGATTATATCCTCTATCATAAGTTCTTAGACTAAACGTGTAATCTAATTGACCCGTTACTGTAATAGACAGCCAGCCTTCATTAAAATTACTACTGTCAGGATTAAGATCTCCTTTAATGTATATAGCATCACTATTATTAATATCACTATAAACATCATGAGTATAATTTAAACTTCCACCTGTAGTAAGATAATGAAATTTTAAAAATAAAATATCATCGCTTAGATTAGAGTTATCTATTTCTTCTAAAAATAAAAGTTGATTTCTTGAATCTCCAAATAGTAATGCATCCAAACTTATTGTTGTATTTATATTACTATTATCAGTGGTATATACATGGATTTTATTCCAATCACTTACTTCAACATTTACTCCATCTACTGAATACGTTTTATTTTTTAAAATTATTTTATTAGTATTAGTGGGTTCAATGAAATTTAAATCTCTCTCTTCAATCTCATCTTTTGTATATGCATCTTCGATATTATAATCTTCGAGTGTAGTTCCATTTGTATTTATCCCATTTAAAATCGTATTGATAGCATTTATATTACTTTCAATTGTGTCAGCTCGACCTGGTAAATCAGTTATTTTTTCTGGCAAAACGTCCTCGTTTATATTAAAAGTTTTTACCTCGTTATAAGCAATATTATTAATAACCCTATTTATTGAATCTCTAGTAAATTGTGCAATTAAATTAAAAGTTTCATTATCATACGTTCCTGCACCAAGAGTTATTTCTATTGAATTACCACTTATTGTATTTAAATTTGTATTATTTGAACTGTACTCATTTTTTGATGCTAAATAACATTTTCCACCATTAAGTATTCGATTTGAAATTAAATTAGAATTAAAATCTAAGTCTGGAGTACCTGGATAACCTGGCAAATCATAAGTGATGTTACCACTTATTGGTATAATATTATTATTTTTATCATACATATCATAAAAAATTAAATGTACCCATTTAATTTGACTTTCATTACCAATTAAACTTATTTCACCAGAATCTTTACAATTTATAGTAAAAGTAGTATCTTCATTTAAAGTGCCATTTAAAGTAAAATGGTTATTAACAATAGTTAATTTGAAATTTTCAACACTTTCGTTGGTATCTTCTAATAAAAAGAAGTTACCTCCATACGGCGCAGCAAGGTCATCTGATATTTCTTTTAAATTATTAAAAGTAGCAAAATCTTTATGTTCTGATACTTTATCTTCTACATAGTTAATAACTGATTGCTCAGTAGGTATATAGTTTAAATTTTGATTAGAATCTAGACTAAAATTATAATTATTTCCAAATTGTCTTCCAGAACATAGTAACTGTTTACTAGAATCAGTAATAATTATTTGATTTAAAAAAGACTGCACTCCATTCCCAGAAGGTTTATCAGCTTTTCCATCAAAATCTAATTCATAAAGTTCATCATAAAAATTATTTAATTGCGCTTGGATATATCTATACATTGCCGCCATACTTGGATAATGTGTAGTATCATTTTGAATATCAGTCGCACTATAAATAGAAGTTATTTTATTAGTATTTCTCTCAACATCAGCTGGAATTGCAGTTAATGCTTGGTCAATTTTTTCAACCATCTCTTGAGTAAGCTCTGTTGGGCTTGTTGTTTCAAAATCTAACCATCTGTCATCCTCAAGCCAGTCCTCATCTTTTGGTTTGGTTTGAACTTTTAACGCACCAAGTGTACTAAAAAAGAAGCGTGATTTATTGTTACTGTTACCTTCTGTTGGTATAACTTCAACAATAAAACCTCTAATATTATCAACTTTATCTTCTTTAAAAGATAGACTATAATTCTCTAAACTTTCGACTCTATTCTCTAAACCATTAAAACTATCTGCAGCGGCACTAAATTCTTCTATCATACCTTCTAATCTTGATGCATAAGATTGAATAACATTCGTTACATCTTCTGAGGTTTCTAATGATAGGCTTTCTTCGACTATGTATGAAATTTTATTACTTGAAGCAACTAATTGTCTAGTTGCAGCATCTCTAATATTTTCTCTTATGATAAAAAATTGTAATTCTCCGTTATATGCTGAATTTAATATATCTCCATTCGTTAAAAAAAGATAAAATTCTTCATTTGCGGTATCTACTACTGGGACTGTTATAACTTTTTTGTCTAATGTTTTATTATAAAAACTAGCTTTAATTACTAAACGGCTATTATTCTCTTGAGCTTGATTCTCTTCACTCTCTTGACTTGAAGCTAAAGATGACAATAATTCTTCTCGATATTCTTCAGGAACAATTAAATGTAATACTGTAAAATTATTATCATTTGTATGTCCAAAAAAAAGCGTTTTTCTTGTTACATTATAAAAATCAATATCAATAACTTTCAATGGAAAATTAATATCTTCAAATCCTAAATCGGTTCCTTTAATAATTCTCATATATTCACCACCCTAAAATCTAAATTATCCTCAATAATATAGGGATATTTAACACTATGAACTACTCCAATTCTCTTACTGGTATTTTCTTCATTAATATCTTCTTCATTCATTATAATTCTTAATTGTAAATATCCTTTTTTAGATATATGATTAACAGTATAAAGATTAAGTTCACAAGAAACTACTCCATTAATTGCGCTTGTTATTTCTTGTGTTTTATTTTTATTATCATCAAGAGAAAAGAAAATTAATTCATAAATATAATTACCATTTTCTTTAGATGCTAATTTCTCTCCTACGTGAAAATTAATTGTAACACAATTTCTATCTTCTTTATAGGATAAAAATGTTGTGCTTTTTTGTTCAAAAAAATTTAAATTAATTACTCTCATATTGTACCACCCAAAAAAATCTTTCTCTTTAAAAAGTAAAGAGAAAGACCGCTTTGTACATTTATTTAATTATCAATTTCTTCGTAGATTTTCTTCAGCCTATCATTTTCAACTTCCAAGAATTTGACTCCATCGTCAACCATCACTGTAAGTCTATCATACTCCTTATGAATGGCTTCAATGCGCCTCAAAACTAGCTTTGAAATTGACCTAATTGTCTTATATCTCAAATGAGATAGTGCAATTCTCTTACCAGTCTTAACGTCAAAAGTATCCTCTGGCGCACATTTTGCCACTCCGCGCACGGTAGACATTCTTTCAATTAGTGATTCAACGTCCTTCGGAGAAATGTAGAATTCTGCTTTTGGACTTATAACCTTTTCTACAATTCTATAAGATAGTTCCTCGGGATTTGCAAACCTCGCTACGACCACGCCGTCATTTAGCTTGACAATAAAATCTACTGCACTTTTGTCTAAAAATTTTACCATTTAAATTACCTCTTTCTTTTATTTAATAATATTTTTGCTCTTTTATTAAGCTCATCAATTAATGGCTGAGCTTTCTTTTTATCTTGAAAGTAAGCTACTGGATACATATGATTTTTACCAATAACTTCTGCTCCATACAAATCTCTACACATTCTCAAATAGTCTGCGTAAGGAAGATTCATAATTCGAGCCTCAAGTATTCCATAACTTCCCTTCGTACCTTTTAAAGGAAGTAATGGGTAGTTCGGTCTTATTAAATATTTACCAACCTGTATAGGACTTTCATCAAAAAGAAAATATACCATTTTCAAAATCCTTTCTACATTGTAAGTTCATTCCAAAATTCTTTTATTCCTTCTTGTTCATCTTTAGAAAGCAAACATAAATCGCCCCAATTATCTACTCCATCGAAAATTTCCGTGGCGAACTCTGGCAAATCGTCTTTATGAAATACTTTCATTTTTCTATTTTCTTTTGAAATATAGTTCGGAATTATATACTTTTTAACAGTTGTAGGAGATGGTGAACCACCCATTGCACGGCTCACACCAGCATATGTTTTGATTTTAAGATATAACTCATTCATCTCAATTATCTGATCATTTGTAATTGTGCGAGCCATTTTATTCCTCTTTTCTTTTCTTTTTCTATATATATTATAGAAAAATTTTATAAAAAAGTCAAATTAGCATAAATCAAAGATATTAATTCCTGTAGGTTTATATAAGCTATCCAATATCTTATTATATTCGATTTCTTCTTCCTCAGTTAAATATCCTTCTTCTTTTTTTTTAGCTTTTCTCTTATTTCTTTATGCCTTTCTCTCTTTTTCATAAATTCTTCTTTTTCTTTTTCGCTCTCAAATTCGTAGATTTCGTAATAGTTTCCATTATCATCTAAAACTACTTTATTTATCAATTTCATTTTATGACTCCTTAATTTAAAGCGGAGATAAACTCCGCTTCAATATTAAGTTAAACTCTTACGCAATCATACATAGGATCATTCAATACTTCCAGCATAGCTTCATACGCTGTCTTATTAATAGACTTCAACACACTTCTAAAAGTAGAAGGTGACTGTCCACTAACAAGAAGAGTATTCTTGTTCTTAGTAAGGAAAGTGTCATTTCTTGAATTTACATTCCAGAAAATCAACTTAGGCATTGTGTAGCCCGCTCTCTCGAACTCCTCTGCAAGAGCATCTGCATAATCCCACTTGTCTGAGCCCCAACGCTGCGCCGCATCGATTTCCATATCAGAAATAACTACCAACGCCTTAGGCATTTCCTCAGGAGCTACAGAGTTGCTAACTGCGTCGTGGAGAATCTTTCTCATAGCCCCAGTAAGGTTTGTTGAACCTGTCCAAGGACCACGGCTTACCTTCCGGATACAATCTCTCAAAGAAGCTCCTTCATCGATTGAGTAGTAAGCAGGAGTGCTACTGAATGTCATAAATGTATTGTGATACATTCCTTTATTACGTTGTGCGAAGTAAATAGCCAAACCTACAGAAGTTTCCATAGGACGAGTATCTCCGTAGAACATTGAGCCAGACGTATCTGCCATTACAAGTACTTCAGTACCTTCATCTACGTAATTAGGAAGAGCCTTCCATTGCTGCTCCAGAACTTCATCGTAGTTTGCTACATTGAAATCCCAGCTTGAGCAACTTGTATATTGGTGAATAAGGTCGTAAGGGAAAAGTGTAGAAGCATTAATCTTCTTTTCTCCCTTCTTTACCGCACCAATAAATTCCTTGAAACGTTCTGAGTCATGACGCTCAAAAGCGTTTCTGTAGTTCTTCATAGCGTAAGAAGGAACTCCGCTGTAAACAATTTGATCCCACTCCCTTGCACTCATACTCTTTTCTACAACTTTGAGCTGCGCGCGAAGTGCAGAAAGAATTTGACGATACTGCTTAGGAGATAGTCTAAGTTTATTAATTACAGTTTTTGCAAGTTTACGAGTCTTCTTTGAAGAAGCGTTCTCTGAAGGAAGCCACTTCGCAAGCAAAGAAATGTGAGGCTCTGCTCTTGTAACTTTCGCCACCGTAAGATTTGAAATATCATTTGCAAAAGTTTCAGCAATATATGCCCACATTGCGTTTTCTACATCAGTGCCGATAAGCTCAAAAAGTGAGTCCCAACGGTTAAACGCCGCAACCAAAGGAATGTTCTTTACCGCAATCTCAGGATGCTCCTGTGCAAGCCACTTCAGACAAATTCTGAAAGTTCTTCTCTCGCCAAGACCACCACGGATATTACCTGTATAGAATAGTAATTTTGTAGCAAGCAGCTGATCTTCATTGAAAGCCAATCTGTACTTCTCTCTTATTTCCTCTTCTGAGCGAGTTCTTAATGAACCAACAGTTGAAAACAAGTCAAGTAACTTGTCGCCTGTTGTGTTATAAGCTCTCGCACCATTTTCGGTGTACTTTCTTGTTGCATTTTCTTTTATAACTTCACTAAAATTCATATTTATTACCTCTCTCTTTCTGAATTTCTATAAAAATTATAGTCCTTTTTTGTCTTTTTATCAAATTTTCCCTTTTCATTTATATTTATATATAAAAATATATTATATCATATTTCACTAAAAAATCAAATTTTTAAGAAATTAAAAATAATTTGATTTCTCTCTAAAAAAGTATTATAATTATTATAGAAAAAATAATAAGGAGTAATATTTATATGGAAAATAAAGAAGTTTTATATAATTTTTATGATAAAATTTTAAATTGTCTTATTATAAATACTAAAAGTATGGCTAAACATAATAAAAGACGTGGTTATTATATTCCAAATTTTAATATAAAAGATAAGACAGATTTATTAATAGTAGAAATAATCAAAATAATAAGTATGTTTAATAAAGAAGAAGATGATTTACCTATATTAATATCTATTTATAATTTAAATTCATTTATACAATATATGAAATTAAAAATAAAATTAAGAAAATCTTCTGTTAAAATAAAGAAAGCTAAAAAAGAAGATGAAAATGGAGATATTGTTGAGAACTTAGAATTCGTTCAAAAAGAATTTAATTTTCCTTTTAATATGTATGAGGAAATTTATGATAGTTATTATAAGAAAGGAGTAGAAGTAAATGATTGAAATTTATACTGATGGAAGCTGTAAAGGTAATGGTAAAAATGACGCTTGCGGCGGTTGGGGTTTCGTAGCTATTATTAATAAAGACGAAAAAGAACCTTATCAAGTATATAGCGGAGAAAAAAATACAACCAACAATAGGATGGAAATGACAGCTGTCATTGAAGCCTGTAAAAGTTACGAAAATCTTTTACTTACATTTAATAAGGACGATCATTGTATTATTTATACCGATTCTGCTTATATACACAGCTGTATATCTCAAGGTTGGTGGAAAAAATGGGTAATAAATGGTTGGGTTAATTCTAAAAAAGAACCAGTAAAGAATAAAGATTTATGGGAAAAATTAATTCCTTATTTTGAGAATGAAAATTTTTTATTTAAAAAAGTTAAAGGTCATTCTGGTCATAAATATAATGAAATAGCTGATGAACTGGCTAATAGAGGAGCGAGATTTGCGGAGGAATACTTATGAAAATAATAGTGATTAACGGTTTCCCTTTGTCTGGAAAAGATACATTTTGTGATTTATGTTTAAATTATATGACATCAAGAGGAATTATGGGTGGAAAAATCTCTACTATTGATGCAATTAAAAAATTAGCAACACAAGTTGGTTGGAATGGCTTAAAGGAATCTAAAGACAGAAAATTTTTAAGTGATTTAAAAAATTTATGTACTGAATATAACAATTTTCCTTTTGAAGTAGTAAGGAATCAAATATCTCAAACTTATCTTCATTTTACAAGAGAAGTTGGAATACCAGAAGATAAGATTATTTTCTTTATACATTGCCGTGAACCAAAAGAAATTCAGAAATTTGTGGATATTCTTGGGGCGGAAACTTTAATTGTAAGACGAGAAGAAATTGAAAAACTACCTCAATCCAACCATGCAGATGAGGAAGTTTTAAATTATACTTATACTTATGAAATTAAAAATGATAAGGGCATTGAAGAATTAGAAAAAGAAGCTATGAAGTTCGTAGATAATTTAGTAAAATTTTAAGGAGAGGTAAAATGAGTAATTTAATTGATGGAGTAAATTTTTTTGAGCTAGAAAGTGAAAAATATTGGTCTTTTCCCAAGAGCTATAAAAAAGATCCCAAAGCTGAAACAAAACAAATGATTTTTAGCGGAGATTATATTGGTTCTAGAAAAATTGATGGAGCCTATTATCGTTTTGTTAAAGATATGGAAGGTAATATGACGCTTCAAGGTAGAAACCGATCCGTAAAAGGTAACTTCTTAAACAAAATCGGTCATGTCCCACATTTACAGAAGTTTTTTGACCTCTTGCCTAATGGGACTTGTCTACTTGGAGAGCTTTATTTTCCAAATAACGAAGGTTCACATAATGTAACTACTATTATGGGTTGTTTAGAACAAAAAGCTATTAAACGTCAAGAAACTGGAAATAAACTATATTACTATATTTTTGATGTGTGGGCATATAACGGCAAGTCTCTTTTGAAGTGTCCAATAGAAGACCGTATTAAATATATAAATATTATAATAGATAAAGACTTTAAATACTTAACTCAAAATAAAAACACTATTATAAAATCTCCATTTTCGGAGGTTGTTTTTGCACGTTATTATGAAGGAGCTAAACTCTGGGAGGTTCTTCAAAAAATTTTAGAAGAAGGCGGTGAAGGAGTGGTTATTACTAAAAAAGGTACTTATCCTGAGCCTGGTAAGCGCAGCGCCAGAAAAACGCTAAAGATTAAGAAAGAAATCTCCCAAACTATAGACTGCTTCTTTACTGGTAAGACTGCCGCACCTACTAGACTTTATTCTGGAAAAGAAATTGAAACTTGGAAATACTGGGAAAATGTAAGAACCCTTAAAAAATTGGAAGGAGAGCACTGGAAAGATTATTATGAAGGCGCTCCTATTGAACCAGTTACAAAACCCTATTTTTATGGTTGGGCTGGAAGCCTTGAGATAGGTGTTCTTAGAAAAGGAAAAATATTCCCTATTGGTTGGTTAAGCGGCGTATCCGATGAAATTAAAGCAAATATAGATAAATATAAAGATTTACCTATTGAAGTAACTGCAATGGAGTTCACAGAAGACCGCGCGCTTCGTCATGGAAGACTTGTGGACTTTAGACCGGACCTTAAATTAATTGATTGTAATTATGAAAAAATTTGGGGTGACGGGGTGTGAAATTAAGTAAAGGCGCTGAAAAAATACAGCGACTTATCCAAGAAGAAGGAGTAAATTTTACAATAGAAAAAACCTTTCCAGATTTAAAGTCAAGTAAAGGTAAACCTTATCGTTTTGATTTTGCCATATACAGTGATAACTGGAAACAATTTATATTAATAGAATATGATGGCGAGGCGCACTTCCAACGAATAAAGTATTTTCATAAGAACAATACAAAATATCTAAACGCGCTTGGAAGAGATAGAAGAAAGAACGCTTATTGTCTTGCTCACAATATAACCTTATATCGCGTTCCATATTGGGAGATAGATAATATTAATAAACTTGAAGATATATTAGATAATGAAGATTTTATAGTAAAAAGCCAGTACCATAATGATAAGTTAATTCCAAAATAGTAGACTAATTGTCAAAAAAACTCACTTCATTATAGTGAGGTGAGTCCAATGGTTATACAAACAATCTGTAATATTATTATTTTGATTGGAGGTGTTGTTGGGGCTATTCTAACTATTGGAAAATTTAGTGGTATTCAGTTTAACTTTTTTAAAGGTAAAAGAAAAAAATTAATTAAGAGAGATTTAGACGAATTACTTCCACAATATTTTGAAAAATATATGTTAGAAATGCAGAAAGAACTCCAAGAAATTAAGAGTATTAATTTGAAACAAAATGAAACAATTGAGAATCTCCTCTATGGCATTCGTGATACCTTAAGGTATCAAATTATGGCTATTTATCAAAAATACAAAAAAACCCAACAAATCCCACTATATGAACATGAAAAGTTAGAGGATACTTATAAAGATTATAAAAAACTTAATGGTAACCATTACATTGATAAATATTATGAACGAATGCAACGATGGGAAATTATTTCAAATGTAGAAGAAGAGGAAGAAATTTGATTTCTTCCTCTTTTTATTCTATAATATAATAGGTAAAAGATATAAATTTAAAAGGGTGCGATAAAATGATTGAACTAGATAAAGTACAAAAAGAAATAGTAAACTCAAATGAATCACAAATCTTAGTAATTGCTGGCAGCGGTTCAGGAAAGACAAGAGTTTTAACAGAAAGAATTAAAAGATTAATCGAAGATGGAGTTAAAACTGATGGAATTGTAGCAATTACTTTTACGAACGCTGCCGCCGATGAAATGAAAGAAAGATTAGGGAACATAATCGGTAATGCGTATATAGGAACAATTCACGGCTTTGCTAATAAGATTTTATTAAGTAATGGAATTAGTACAGTAAAATATATAGAAGACGAAGATTTTGATGAATTTTTTGAATTGATTAAAAATAATGATATAACTTTTCCCTTTGTAGAACATTTACTTGTTGATGAGTTTCAAGATATTAGTCAAAAAGAAAATGAATTTTTTCAATTACTAAATCCTTCCAATATTATGGTTGTTGGAGATGACTATCAAAATATCTTCTCATTCAGATCAGCTGATGTTTCTATTTTCTTAAATATGGCAAGAGACGAAAAGACAAAAGTTTATATGATGACTACAAATTATCGGTCTGGCGCGGAAATAGTTGAATTTGCTAGTGATTTTATGGATTTGGTAGAAGATAAAATATATAAACGAGCTATATGTATGAACAATAGCGGAGAGGTTATTCGATTAAAAAATTTTAATAAATCTTTTATTATTGATGCAATTAAATCAAATGACTCATATGGAGATTGGTTTATATTAACTCGAACAAACAGTCAAATAGATTTTGTAGGAGATATATTAAGTGAGAATGATATACCTTGGGATTCATTTAAAAAAGGTGATTTAAGTACCGACGAATTAAGAAGGAAGATAAAAGAAAATACTGTAAAAGTTCTTACTATACACTCCGCAAAAGGATTGGAAAATAAAAATGTTATAGTTTTGGGAGTAAAACCTTTTTCTGATGAAGAAAGAAGAGTTGCCTATGTTGCCGCGACCAGAGCTAAAGATTTATTAATTTGGATTAGAAATTTAAAAAGTAATAAAGCCCCTAAAATAAAAAAGTGGGAATAAAAAAAGAGAGGTCAAGCCTCTCTTTTTATTTTACTAATTTTACTTCTATAGCATCAATGGTTTTTCCATATATACCAGCATAACCATCTTGTCCTTTGGTGGTTTCTGTATCATATTGCCAATCTAACCATTTTCCGCCCTTAATATGAACTCTATAGGCTACTTTATAATACCCATATTTCTTAGCTACATCTGATGGAGTTTTATAATACATTTTTACCGCATCTATTGCCTTTCCTTTTGTTGCTGGGTTCCCACTTCCTGCATATCCGTTCTCATAGTCTTTAAAGTTAAAACCAGTAACTTTATCTAACCATTTTCCGCCTTTAATATGGACACTATATTCAATAGTTCCTTTAGTAACTTTTGCAGCAATAGCTACTAAATTTTTGCCTAAAACACCCGCATATGTGGAGCCATCTTTAATTATTCCTAATTGCTTATCAGCAGTTACACCTTGAATGCTAATTGAAGGAGTTGTTACTTCTGTATTGGTTTTTGTAGTGGTTGTAGTAGTTCCAGAAGTTTTTTTCCATCCATTATATCCGCCTTTTTTAATTATTGAAGGATAATCTTTATATGCTATATCTTTATCTATAACTCCTACACCAGAAATACTATTACTTTCAATAATATTAGTTTCTCCGCCATATTGCCACATTCCAAGTCTATTATACTTATAAGCACTTGGCTTGCTGCTCCATTGTGCAAACCAACAATCATAGTCATTTCTAATATGATTATTCATCATTGCTAATTCTTCATATCCAGTATAAATAATAGGATAATACCCAAGATTTTTTAAACCATCAAGAATAATTATAGCAACATTGGTTAAATTAGAAGAAGTCCAACCACCTTTTTTCTTTACTGTATCTGTAGGTTCTATGTCAATAGCTATTGGTAAAGTTGGTAAATAACCTTTTTTCTTTTGAGCTTTTAATAATCTATCAATATGAGCTAATTCACTTTTAGCCTCTGCGGTAGAGCAAGCATATGAGAATAAATATACTCCCCAAGGCATTCCTAATTTTTCTGCTTTTTCTACGTTAGCTGCAAATTTACTATCATCGTTGGAGGTGGAGTCATTACCCCACCCACAACGTATCATTACCCAAGAATATCCTGCTTTTTTAACTTTTGATAAGTCAATATTTCCATTCCAATAAGAAATATCAACACCCTTAGTATTTACAATACTTGCCATAATATCACTCCTTATACCAAACTAATATATAATTTATCAAGAGTAACACCAAAAGAACCAGCATAACCGTCCTGTCCTTTATCTGTATTTGTATTTATTTGCCAATCATAAAAAGCAGAAGTATTGGTTGGACTTACTTTATATTTCGCTTTTTTAGTTACTCCAGAAGGTGAAGTATATACCATACGAATAGCATCAATAGGTTTTCCATTACCTGCATAACCCTTTTGAGAATCTTTAATATTATAACCAGTAATTTTACCTAACCATTTTCCACCTTTTACATGAACTTGGTACCAAATGGAACCTTTATCAACTTTAATAGCAACATCTGTAATAGGTTGATTTTCTATACCAGCATAGTCATTAAGATTTTTGACTTCAGGAAGCCAACCACTTTTTGCAGTACGAACTTTGTAGTAAACATTTGGATTAGAATTATTAGTATTTTTGGTAGTAGTGGTCTTAGAACTCGTAGAACTTTTTGTAGTAGTAGAAGTTCCATATTTTGGTCTACCACAACAAGAAATTTGACTTGCATAACGAGTTCTAATTAAACACTCTCCATAAGCTGAATTTCCAGTATTACCTTCAATCGTTGTATAAGTTCCATTACCATTGTTAGAAATAATAATTCCAACGTGGTCTAAAGTATAAACTCCAGGCACACTAGAACTAGAGTCATTTGACCAATGGAAGAACACTACATCTCCTGCTTTATATCCTGATTTTACTAATTGTCCTTTATCATAAAAACCTCTAGCAAGTACTCCACAGTTAGCAGATTTTACTGGAATTAGATTGCTTGTGCCAGCTTTATTAAAAACATAACATACATAAGCTGCACACCAAGCAGTTCCTCCGCCAACATTATGTCCATAATACCAATTATTTGGAATACAAGAATTATAAGTCGCTCTATATCCTTCTAATTTTTTTGCTTCATTAATAATTGTATTAGCAGTAATAGCCATAATAACGCCTCCCTTAAATATTTTATATAATACTATTTATATTATTAATCTATATTTTCTAATTTTTCTCTTACTTGTTCACGCCATTTTTCTGGCACTTCTTCAAGAGTCATCTTTCCTTGCTTTATTCTATTTACATAAAAATTAATCATATAATCACCTTATCTTAATTAATTATTTTCCTCTAAACCTACTAACACAGCGCGCCCACCGATAGCAGCATAGGCATCGCCCGGATCAGCGCTACCATTCCAATAGAACAAGCCCGCATAAGAGCCGTTACTAAAGCCGCCACCAACAAACAAGCCACGAAGCCCGGAGCTAAACCATGAATTATCACATAAATATGTGGAATCAGAACCACCGACAGTTTTTGGAAAAATATATTGGTTATTATAATCACTTTCGGTTTTAAGCCAACCAGAGCCACTTGTTGGTGTTACTATACCGGTATCGTTATAACTATTTGTAATAGAACTAGCATATAATGTTTCATCATTACAAATATAAACTTTACCATCTTGAATTAGAATACCATCAATCCAATCCCATACATTACCCCAAGGATTTTCAATCCATCTATACTGTACAGCGCTAACATTATCTGTACCACTAACTCTACCAGTATGATAAGTTAGAATATCGGTTTGTCCTAATGTTTGTACTGAACCAGAAGTAATACCAGCACCAATCATACTTTGAGTATTTAGATTTGCCCATTCTACAATATATAATAACTGTAAAGCATTATAAGTATGTATATCATATTGAAAATGATAGTTATCAATCGCGGTAATTCCATTTCTAAAACTGGTTAAATTTGTGTTGACCTTTGGGTTTGTACCAGGGGCCGACTTAAATTCGTTATTACACTGATAACGAGCTACGTATCGTCCGCTGCCTTTATGTAACGTAAATCCTTGAACAGGATTAGAGGCAATATAAAAATACATTTTACTTTTTTCCGTATCATTTACAATTTTAGAATAAAATTTAGGGATATAAACATAAGTTTCTCCGTTATCATATCCAGTAAAATCAACTAGCCCCTCATTTGTATAGTTTTTTCTCTCTATACCAGCCCAGGGCATATATCCGTCAAAAACAGAGGAGCCTTCGGTACTACCAATACAAGCGGTTGGCTCTGTATTTGGACTATTTGTAACATATCCATTAGGGTCACTTTCAGCTGTTAGCCTAACTAATGCAGGAGAAGAAGTTCCATAATTCCAAACTACTCCAAAACAGGTAAAACTTGGTTGTACTATAGACCATTCAATCTCAAGTGAACCGCCGTATTTATTAATACCATAAATTACAAAACTATACTCACCTATATTAGATTGCGGCTGACCAATAATTAAAAAATCCTCATTTTGAACTAAAGTTTTTCCTTGCACAGTAAAAGAAACTACTGTAGGAAATTTACTGGTTCCATCATAATCAAATTCACTATAATCTAAAATTAAAGTTCCACCTTTAATATTTGTAGTATTATTTCTAACTATTCCGGCATTAATTGTACTTCCATCTGTTAATGTAAGTATTAATTCTCCGCCGTCATTAATTTCAGCGCTTATTACGCTTTTTCCATCTTTTCCAGCAGTAAAACCAAGATCTACCCAACTTCCTTGACTATTTTTATATTTAATTCTTGGCATTTTAACACCACCTTAACCAGTTATTTCAGCTAATATTTCAAGAATATCTTGAATTGCATCTTCGGCGGAGCTTAATCTATCAATTGGATTTGAAGCTTCTTCTCTTCTTGCGTTTTCTAAATATTCTTCAAAATGTTGTTCAATAAAATTATTAGTTAAATATTGTGGTATTAAAATTGTATATTCATCATAAATCCAGCTATCTTGAGAATCTGGCTCTTCTTTTTCAATTTTATGAAAATTTTCTCTTAACCATAATATATATCCACCGCGAGGATATTTTTCAAAAGTAAAAACATTTGGTTTATCATTTGCGCAAGCCTTCATTTTTTACCACTCCTTTTAAATTTTCTAAATTTATATTATTAACATAACGTTTACTAAATAATCTACTATTAAAATGTTTACACTGTCCAGAACGAGATAAAAATCCACTAGCGTTATGGAAGTCAATAGGATTATTATTTTTTTGCATTTTATAAATGCGTCTACTTTGTTTTATTGTTTTATTTGCGGTTTTCCGACGTAAAATAATATATTCTCTATAAAATATATAACCAACAAAATCCAGTGGTCTTTTATCTATTGGAAAAAGTTGATAATTTGATTTTAATTTTAGTTTTAAAAAACTATTCAAAAAATTTTCTATTAATTCTTTAGCTTGATGTAAATCTTCTTTATTGTCACTAAATAAAACCATATCATCCATATATCTGCAATAATAATGTACTCCTTTTAAAGTACGAATATATCTATCTAAATCAGTTAAATAAGAATTCCCAAACCATTGAGATGGAAAGAAGCCAATAGCTATTCCTTTTTCGGGTTGTTCTGGATTTTCTATATAACTGTTAATAATATCACTACATATTTTTAAAAAACGTTTGTCTTTTATAATGTGATGTAATTGTTTCATCAATACATCTTTATCAATACTTTGGAAGTATTTTGAAATATCTAGTTTTAAACAATATTTTGTATGTTCTGGATCTTCTTGTATTGCTTTCTCTACATATTTCTTTGCCGCGGCACCACCTCGTTTAGGAATGGCAGAGCAACTATGAGGATCAAACCGCGGGCTAAAAATTTCTTCTAATCTTTCTACGATAAGTGTGTGTATTATTGCATCTGGGAAGAAACGTACATAAGCTACGTGTCTTTCTTTTCCACTAGAAGTATCCCAAATGGTTTTTTCAAAAGGCGCTTGTGGAACAAAACTTTCATCTAATAAAATTTTCTGTATATCTTTAATAGTTTGTTCTTTATTTTCTAATGCCTTACGCACTTGTCGTCTTTTCTTTTTATGTTTAGATGCTCGTATTAAAGCACTTTCAATAGCTTCTTTAGTAAGCATCTTATTATAAATATATCCAATTTTCTTAGACATACTTACCTCCTGAATGTGTTAATCTCAAAGGCAGTCTAGAACTTTCGAATTTCTAAAAACCTACACTAATTCCGTCGCGACCGCAGTTTTTACCAAGAGGTACGGCTCTAATATAGATAAGTATGCGCGAATAAATTAACACAGCGTGCTCACCGATATTAGCATTGGTATTGCCTGGATCATTGTTACCATTCCAATAGAACAATCCTGCATTAGAGCTGTTACTATAGTTGCTACCAACATTCAAGCTACGAAGCCCGGAGCTATAATTACCTATAAAAGAACCTTTATATATAAAGCACTGAGATTAAGTGCTTAAAAACAAAATTAAATTATTCGTTATCTACTAACACAGCGCGCCCACCGACATAAGCAAAGGTAACGCCTGGAGCATAGTAACCAAACCAAGAGAACAAGCCCGCATTAGAGCCGCTACCATAGCTGCCACCAACATGCAAGCCACGAAGCCCGGAGCCATAATAATAGTAGTCGCAAGTGTAAGTAGAATCAGAACTACCAGTGGTTAGTGGAATTAAATAACAATTATTATAATCTTGGTCGGTTTTATGCCAGTTACTATTAGTTGGTGTATATAAACCAGTACTCTCATAATCATTTGTTATTGAACTAGCATAATTTGCTCTATCATTACAAATATAAACTAATCCATCTTGTATTAATATTCCATCAACCCAATTCCATACATTACCCCATAAGTTTTCTATCCATCTATATTGTACAGCACTTACATTATCAGCAGTTCCATCCACTCTACCAGTATGATAAGTAAGAATATCCGTTTCGCCAATAGTTAAAGCTGCACCACCAGAGGTAATACCTGCACCAATTTTACTTTGTGTATTTAAATGTGCAAATTCTACTATATATAATAGTTCTAAAGCTGCATAAGTATGTATATCATACTGATAATGCTTATTGTCAATTGCAGTAATACCAGTTCTAAATCCACCTAAGTTAGTATTAACTTTTGGAGCAGTGCCTGGTGCAGATAAAAAGTTACTATTACATTCATAACGACTCATATATTTTCCACTACCAGGGTGTAATGTAAGTCTAGAGTCTTGAACAGCAGATATATAAATATACATCTTACTTTCTTCTGTATTATTTATAATTTTACTCCAAAATTGTGGTATGTATACGTAAGTTTCTCCATTTGAATAATCTACGAAGTTAACTATTTGTCCGTCAACATAATTTTTTCTAACCATCCCAGCCCAAGGCATATAATCATCAAACCAAGACTGACCAGCGGTAGTTCCAATACAAGCGGTTGGTTCAATCGTTGGGCTATGAGTTACTATATGATTAGGATCATTTTCTCTAGTAAGACGAGTTAATACTGGAGAGCTATCGCCATAATTCCAGATTACTCCGAAACACATACCATCTAAAATTGTTAAAGGAATTAGTACTTGTTTGGAGTTATAATTTAAAGTTTCAGCTACATTTACAATAAGATTTGTTTCTCCTTTTGCAACAGAAGTTATAGAAACAGTACCACTATTGTTTGAAACTGTAGCTAAAGAAGTATTTTCAACACTAAAACTAAAATAACCGCCACTATTAGAAGTAAAAGCTACTTCTTTTGTTTCATTTAATGTATCAACGGTTATAGTTGATGGTCCAGTAATTGTTGGATTAGCTTTAGTTATTGTCCAATTAACTTCTATCATACCTTTATAATCATTAATTCCATAAATTTTTAAAGAATAACTTCCAGCGTTTGTAGCAGAATAACTACTTATAGTATAATCTTCTTCATAAACTAATGTAGTACTATCTAATACAACACTAGTAACAATAGGCTCTTTTGCTGTACCATCATATGTAAAACTATTATAATCAATAGTTACAGTGCCACCATCTATATCCATTCTACCACTTATATCTACTTGACTTAATAGAGTACCATTCTGATCTATTAAACTTAATATAGAATCTGTAACATCTAATGCCGCACCATATCTAATATTATCAGCATCTTCATCTATCCAAAGAACTTGTTTTCCCTCTGGGGCGTCGTCACCAATAAAAATTTCTTCATTCTCTATAAATTTATCATTTACCCATGTTTTTTGAGCATAGTCGGTTAAATCTATATCGGTTACTCCTACCTGCTCCCAATTATTATTTGTATAAACAAATTCATCATATCCATCTTTAGTTTTTTGTGGATTTTTAGGTAGAAAATAAAAGATTTTCTCTTCACCAGTAGTCTCTAATATACTTCTATCTTGTTCTATTTGAACTCTAAATCCTTCTCTTTTTGCTTGCTCTACCTGTTTTTTAGTATATCCTAATGCAACTGCAAGAGTTGATACATCCATAATCTCACCACCTTACAGCTCAACCCAATCGCCAACATTATTTTTCATCTTAATAATCATACCATTATCTGTTAAAACGATTGCTATTGAGCCGATTGGTGCTTTAGAAGGAATTGAACTAACTTCTTGCTCTGTATCACAAATCCAAGTTTCAATTGGAGTATTAGGAGTATTTCCTTTTTGTATTAATTGCATATATAATTCCTCCTTTATATATATTTTGTATTATTCTTCTTCATAATAAGTTTCTGAATTTTCTTCTAACCGTTTTTTGTCTACACTAGCCTCTGCAAGAGTATAAACACATACGCTACCAAAGGCAGTTATAATTGAGCCTACTTGAGTGGCAGTATTGTCGCTTGCATTAAAAAAGACTAAAACAGATAATACAAGTGCTGCCACTAAAGCCCAAAATTTACGAGAAGAAAGTTTTTCTTTCCAATTTATTTTCATTTATTTAGCCTCCTTAATTATTAGATGGAGTATAATCATAATATTACTCCTTATATTTATCAACATTAAAACCGAGAGATTCGAGATATTCAATATAGTCTTCAATTGCTACGATGTGATTCTGCGTGTAAATCGTTGACCAGTTGGTCGCCGTTTCAAACCACGACAAATCGGAACGTGGAACGTAAATACGGTAATTTGTAGGTAGACCATTAAATGCGTTTGTGTTTGAAAGCGTCGGTTTTGATTCTAATAAAATGTCATTTAGGCATCTGCAGTCATTAAATGCATAGTTTCCAATACTTGTCACATTATCGGGAATATTTATCTGAGTGAGAGAATAGCAGGACTGAAACACATCGTCTCCAATACTCGTTACGCTATCGGGAATATTTATCTGAGTGAGAGAATAGCAGCTATTAAATACACCAGTCCCAATACTTGTCACATTATCGGGAATATTTATCTGAGTGAGAGAAAAACAGCCATTAAATGCATAGTTTCCAATACTTGTCACACTATCGGGAATATTTATCTGAGTGAGAGAATAGCAGCTATTAAATGCATAGTTTCCAATACTTGTCACATTATCGGGAATATTTATCTGAGTGAGAGAATAGCAGTACTGAAACACATCGTCTCCAATACTCGTTACGCTATCCGGTATATTTATCTGAGTGAGAGAAAAACAGTTATTAAACGCATTGTTTCCAATACTTGTCACACTATCGGGAATATTTATCTGAGTGAGAGAATAGCAGTTATAAAATGCATTGCCCCCAATACTTGTCACACTATCAGGAATATTGATCTGAGTGAGAGAATAACAGTTATTAAATGCACCTTCCCCAATACCAGTCGTTCCACGTTTCTGCATGGCAATAGTTGTTGCTGTATCAAGTCTCGGGTTTCCCCAAAAATTGTGGTCTTGTCCATCTGTAGTGGTATAAATCGCACCAACGTCCCGTGTTTCACCTTCATGATTTTGAATCCATGTTTTAATGTTTGCCAGCGACCAGTTCCATTTCTGAAACAACAATAATTCATGATCTACACCGGCATAAGCAGGAAGTGTATTGGGTACAGGTAACTCGGTTAAAGCAAGTGCGTCCTCGGCAGAATATTCGGCAAGTTTTGTTCCCTCCCAATCCCATAACACAAGAGCGGGGTTTACAATTCCTACTACATTTACATTAACCCCAGCTTTATTCATAACGTCGTACTCACCATTTTGAGTTATTTCTAAAGTTCCTTCTGGTTTAATAATCATTTTTTCAGGTAGTAATTCCGTAATTAAATCCACCAATTCAGTAATAGTATCATCTTCAGGACTAATACTATCACCATCTTCAATAATATTAGTTATAATATTTTTTATTTTATCTACAATCTGTTCATCAGTTTCATAGGTATTCCTAAAATCATCTAACATAGCTCCAAAAATATTAAAATTTATATTTTCTGGACTCTTTTTTAAATAATTTATTAAATCCTGTTTATTGATCGCTGCCATTATCTGTTTCCTCCTCTGAAGTATAAACTTGTGATAATATTTCCTCATTAGAAGTAATATTACCTTTAATTTTTTCTTTATTCTCCATAGCAGATTTAACTAGATAACCAACTATTCCGCCAGTCATTGGTAAACCAACATACCCATAAAGAGCATCTAAATTTATTGCTTCTGGTGTTGTTGTATGAGTTAGTTGATATATATTAAAACCTATACCAAAAAGAGCTACAACAAACCATAATGTGATGATTGCCGCAATACAGCGTTTACTATATTCTTTTAGTTTTGAACTTTTTAATTTTTTCATTTTTATCACCTTATAATTCTAACCATTGCTCTTTAGAATTTCTTAGATAAATCGTTGCAGGATAAACTACAATAGCCAAATCTCCCAAAGAACAATCGCTAATTTTTTCTAAATCTTCCTTGCTATCGCATACAAATTCTTTTTGTACGTGATAACCTTGTTTTTTTTCTGACAAAACATAAAACAATCTTGTTTCACCTCTCGTCCCACCTTACTTATAAGTAAAATCTGTTCGTGATGAGTCTATAAAATCAAATAAAAATTGATTTTTTAGAAAAAAAGTGATATAATATAAATAGAAATAAATAGGAGGTTGCTTATGGGAAAATATGATAAGTCTGGCGGCTACGCTGGATATAATAAAAATAATGAAGAGCGAGAACCCTTAGATTATTATGCTACACCGCCCGAAGAAGTAACTAATGGTATATTAACAGTAAAACCTTGGAATTTAAAAGATACTAAAAATATTACCATTCTTGAACCTTGCGCCGGCGGTGGTCATATGATAAAAGGTATTCGTGATAGTGGTTTTGAAGGAGGAATAGTTGGAACGGATATTGCCGCTCACCCAAAAATTGAACTCCAATTTGGTGATGTAATTTTAGCTGATGAAATTTATGACTTTTGTTCAACAAACTATCCTTATGAAGATGGTATTGATTATATAGTAATGAATCCACCTTTTTCTTTAACGATTCCTTTTGTCAATCACGCATTGGATATAGCTAAAAAAGGAGTTTTAATGTTTAATAGACTCCAATTTGTTGAAAGTCAAAAAAGATATGATTTAATTTTTAAATATAATCCACCCAATAAAATTTATCAATATGTTGATAGAATTAACTGTGCAAAAAGTGGAGATTTTTCCAAGAAATTAAATGGAACACAGGCATATGCTTGGTTCTTTTGGGATAAGACGAAAGCATACAGTTCAACTGAATTTTATTGGATAAGAAAGGCAGGGAAGACAGATGAGTAATTATAATGCTGATTCAATTCAAATTAAAGATTTTCGTTCAGCTTGTCGTTCAACTCCAGGAATGTACATAGGAACGGATGGGCAAGACGCTGCATTTAATTGTTTTTTAGAAGTTTTAAATAATGCTTGTGATGAAGCAATGATGGGGCGAGGTAATATAATCACTATTCAGTTATCTGATGATTGTGATACTATAACTTGTATTGATAATGGCGCCGGCGTACCGCACGGGCCCAATAAAGATACAGATGAAGTATTAATTGAATTATTTACTAGCGCGCACAGTAGCGGAAAGTTTGATACAACAAACTATAAGAAAGTACGTGGCTGCCACGGTATTGGAACATCTGCAGTTTGTGTTTGTTCTACTTTTTTCAAGGTATGGACAAGACGAGATGGTGCAGAATATAGTTTAGAATTTAAAGATGGAGTTCCTACGACAGAAAAAGCACAATTTATTCGTAATACCAAAGAAACTGGTTCTATTTTTTCTTTTACTCCAGATAAAACTATTTTTAATATAACTACTTCTAATTTTGATTATGATAAAATTAAAAATGAGCTAGAATTAACTTCTTATTTTATACCTAAAGTTAAATTTATTTTAGAATATAAAGGTAAAAAAATAGAATTTATTTCCCAAAATGGATTAAAAGATTTTGCAAAAGATAAAATTAAAAAACCTCTCCATAAATCATATATTTATGGTTATAAAGAATTTGATGATGAAGTTGAAGTTGAAGTATTTGCTCAATGGACTGGAGGAAAAGAAACACGTTATATTTTTTCTAATGGTGCATTAAATAGCGATGGCGGCACTCCTGAAACTGGAGCTAAAACAGCCTTCACTAGAACAATTAATTCTCTTTCTAAAGGAGATTTCGATGCTGATATGATTAGAAAAGGACTTGTATATATTGTAAATATACGACATCCTCACCCAATCTATCAAAATCAAACTAAAAATAAAATTCAAAATGCTGAACTTCGTGGTTATACTCAAACTGTTTTTAGTAATGCAATAAAAGATTTTGTAGCTAGACATAAAAATGAGTTTGATAAAATAGTAGAAGTTCTTACTAAAGAGAAAAAAGCTGAAGCTGCCGCAGAGCGCGCGAGACAGCAAATTTTAAATACAGAAAAAGAAATAAATAATGAAAAGAAAAAAACAGTTATTTTGGCAGATAAATTAAAAGACTGTCAAATTCATGGCTCTGACAGCGGATCTGTTTTAGCCGTTTGCGAGGGTGAAACAAATTAAGAATCGCCCTTATCTATTTTGCCAGTTCGTCACTGGGGTCGGCATTTCTTGTCGGCTAACGAGGGTCAAATCTCGTGGGAGGATTTTATAATGAAAACTTGTGGTATTTATATAATTAAAAATAAAATTAATAATTTGGTTTATATCGGACAAAGTGTACAATGTGAAAATCGATGGTATAGTCACAAAAATTCCGCAAAAAATATTCATGCTTTAGATCACAATACAAAAATTCATTTAGCTATGTATAATTTGGGAATAAGCAATTTTTACTATGAAATATTAGAAAAGTGTGAATATGATAAACTAGATGAACGAGAAATCTATTGGATTCGCCGCTATAATTCCTATGAAAAAGGATATAATAGCACTCCTGGCGGTGGAAGTAATATTGGAGAAGCTAACGGCAGGGCTTTATTAACAGAAAATCAAGTTAGAGAAATTAGGCTCGCTTATGGAAATCATATTCCCTTTAAAGAAGTTTATAAAAAATACCAGCATATTATTAGTAAAAGAGGACTTCAAAAAGTATGGCATTTTGAAACTTGGAGATACGTTCTTCCAGAAGTATATACGGATGAAAATAGGAGCTGGCATAGTACACAAGCTAAAAGTCATGCAGATGGAAATGTTTCATTAGGAATAAATAATAAACAAAGAGCTTGTTCAGAAGAAGAAATACAAAAAATGAGAGAACTAAGATTGAAGGGGTTATCATATAATAAAATAGGACAACTTTTAAATCGCTCTCAATCTGTAGTTAGAAAATATTGTTTATTTCAAGAAAGCAAAAAGCCTAATGGTGGAAAATCTATAAAAAATATTGAAACTGGTTTAGTTTTTTCATCAGAAACTGAAGCTTCTAAATGGGCAAAGTGCGATCGACACGCAATTAATAAAAACAAAAATACCACAAAATCAGCTGGTATAGTACCAAGTACAAATCAGCCAGCTCATTGGATTTCATTATAAAATCAGCCTGTATCGACTATCCCCGTTGTTGGGGAGTAGGGCTATTATTGACACATAGCGTTATTTTAGGAAACGAAGTAACTGAAAACCGAAACGATAGACTATCTTTTTAAGATAGAAGAAATAGTCAATTTATATTTATATAAATGGATTCAGCGCTTGGGGCACTCGCACAAGCTAGACCTATTGATAAGGTGGCTCTAATTCCAATTCGAGGAAAGATTATTTCCGCATTAAAGCATCCAGACGAAAAAATATTAAAAAATGAAGAAGTGAAAGCTATTTTTAGTGCACTTGGTTGTGGCTTTTTTGAAAAATATAATTCTAAAAAACTAAGATACCAATACGTTGGAATAGCATCAGACGCCGACGTTGATGGAGCAAACATCGGAACCTTAATAATGACATTATTTTATCACTTATGTCCAAAATTTCTTGAAGAAGGACGTCTTTTATGGATTAAAATGCCATTATTTGTTTTACAATATAAAAATCAAATAAAATATGCGTTTTCAGAAGAAGAAAAAAATTCTATAATAAAAAAATATGGAGCACCAAAAACAATAGGAAGAAAGAAAGGTATCGGTGAAAACTCCCCAGAAGAAACTGAAGAGGCTGTCTTTGGTTCACAAAAACGTTGGTGGCAACTTAAAATAAAAGATAAAAAAGATTTTGATGATTTAATCAATATGTTAATGGGGCAAGAAGTAGATGATAGACGAGAGTACATTATGAAAAATGTAGATTTTTCAATGATAGGTGAATAGTATGAATGAAATTAAAAATAAAAATGAGCAATTAACCGAACAGGAATTAATATTAAAAGACATGGCAGCTACTCTATCAGATGCTTTTTTAGAGTATGCTGGATATAATATACAAAGAAGGGGAGTCCCAGACGCTAGAGATGGATTAAAATGGGGCGCTAGACAAATACTTCATGCACAATGGATAAATAAACTTATACACGAAAAGCCTTTTAAAAAAGCTGCAAAATCTGTCGCTGCTGCAACTGGATACAGCTACACGCATGGAGATACTTCTGCTTATGGTACTTTAATTAGAATGGCAAAGCCATTTGCCTACAGATATACGCTGCAAGATTGTAGAGGTAATTATGGAACACAAATGAACCCGAAGGATCACGCTGCTTCTCGTTATGCAGAGCTAAGAGGTTCAGAAATAGCAGAATTTTTATTAAAAGATATAGAAAAAAATACTGTTGATGATTGGGAAGATACTTATGATTTGGAAGGACAATTCCCAAAAGTTTTACCATCTAAAGGTTTTTATAATTTGGCAAATGGCGCAATGGCTATTTCTTCTGGTATGACAGTAAGCATTCCTCAATTTAATATTGTAGAATTGAATGAAAGTTTAAAGAAACTTTTATTAAATCCATCTATAAATGAAGATGATTTAATTATTATGCCAGATTTTTGTACTGGCGCCATATTATTAAATGAAGATGAAGTAAGACAATCTCTAAAAAAAGGATATGGTTTTAGTTGTAAATTACGTTCAGTTATTGAGTTTGACGATAAAGAAAGATGTTTAAAAGTTAAAGAGCTTCCTTATTCTGTATATACAAATACTATTTGTAATGAATTAGCTAATTTGATTGCTAATGACGAAAATTGTAAAATTAAAAACTATGTAGATTATACAAAGAGAAAAGTGGATCTATGGATTTATTTAGATAGAAAAACTAGTGTGGATACGGCATTAAAATATTTATATAAAAATACATCTTTACAATATTTTTTTCCTATCAATATGAATTTACTTGATAATGGAGAAAAGCCTAAAACTTTTGGATGGAAAGAACTACTTCAGTGTAGAATCAATTATGAAAAAAAAGTATATATTAAAAGTTTTAAGTATGATTTAGAAAAAATTGAGAATCGCATACATATTATAAATGGATTATTAAAAGCTTATGATGTAATTGACGAAGTAATTACAACTATTAAAACTTCTAATTCTTCTTCTGAAGCCAATATAGAACTTCAAAAATTATTAAATATTGATAAAGTACAAGCAAAAGCCATACTAGATTTGAAACTTTCTCGTTTATCTAAAATTGATATAACAAAATTAGTTTCAGAACTCGATAAACTTAATATAGATAAAAATAAAATTACGGATATCTTAAATGATGAGAAACTTTTAAATGATGAAATAATAAAAGGCTGGGAAGATATTTCTAAAAAATTTGGCGACGCTCGCCGCACTCAAATAATGAATATAGAGGGTGACGACGAAGAAGAACCAAAAGAAGTTAAAACTCTTTCTATTAGTTTAACAAATAAAAATAATCTTTATGCAACAGAAGTTTCAACTTTATACGTACAACGCCGCAATAGCGTTGGAACAAAGTTTAAATTAGATAAAGACGAATATGTAATCTCAAATATTACTGCAAATAATAATGATACAATTCTTTTCTTTACTAAAGGAAACTCTTGTAATTGTTATCATTTAGCTGGAATTAATGTTCCCATTGAGGTAAAAACTCCATTAGAAGCTCTATTAAGTTTAAATCCTAATGAGTCAGTCTTTGAACTTGTAAATTTTAACAAGAAAGATGTCAAAGAAAATATTATTTTTGTTACAAAGCAAGGTATGTTAAAAAAGACAAAGTTTGCAGAATATAATATAAAACGTAGTGGAGGAGTAAAAGCTCTTGAATTAAATAAAGATGATGAACTTCTTGACGTTATATTTACCAATGATGAAAACATAGGTATGGTTACAGAGAAAGGTCGTTTATTAATTTGTCCTACTAAAGATATTAGAGCTATTAGTAGAGTCGCAAAAGGTGTAAAAGGAATTAAATTAGACGATGGAGATGTTGTCGCTGGAGTACATACCGTTCCTAAAGATACAAAAGAAATTGTTTCTATTACTAATAAGGGATACCTTAAAAGAACAATGTTTTCTGAATTTGGAGTCACTAATAGATATACTAAAGGTCAACGTATTCAAAAATTAAAAGAAAATACAGAATACATAGCTGACTTCTATCCAATAAAAGACGAGCAAAATATAGTCATTATTTCTTCTGGCGCGCAGCTTAAAGTTTCAGTAAATTCTATTCCTTTATTAAGTAAGAATACTCTTGGAGTAAAATCTATTAAGTTAAAAGAAAAAGATACTGTAGTAGCTCTGTCGAAAGAATAAGACAAAATAAAGCATTAGTTAAAATTTGAAAAAACTTTAAATTTTGTTTATAATATATATAGAAAGTTAAGGAAACTTTCAAAAGTCGATTAAGGCTGTATATAAATAAAATTTTATTATGTGAGGTAATGTAAAATGAAACTAACAAAAATGTCAAATGAAGTATTCGAGTATGTGAGAAATAACGGTGGTAAGGTTTCTATTGAGGAGCTAACTAACGTTACTGGTCGTGGAGCAAGAAGTGTAGGCGCTAATGTAACTGACCTAAAGAAGAAGGGCTTAGCAGAGCGTGTTAAGGAAAAGGTCGAGGATAAGGAAGTAACTTATGTTGTCCTAACTGAGGCTGGTCAGACTTTTACTCCATCTGAGGACTAATTGTTCTAAAGGTAGTGGAATAGAGAAGTCTATTCCACTTTAAGATACCTTTAATAAATTAAGATTAAAGAATAAATTAAACTAAATTAAACTAAAAAAAGAGAGGAAAAAATTATGGTACAAAGTGAAAATATAGTAAAAATTGAAGGTATTCTGGCTGAAACTGACTTAGAAGAGAAAAAGTTTTTAAAAGACGGAAAACAGTGTGAGGCAATCGGCGGTTCAATCACTATTCGTGTAGAGCAGAAGATTGGTGAAAGAGATGTAGTTTCTGATGTTCCCGTATATATGTTTGCTACAAAGCTAACAAGAAAGGGTTCAATCAATCCGGCATATGAAAATATTAAGAATATTAAGGATAATTATATCTCCATTGGTGCATCAGATGAAGCACATGCAGATAAGGTAAGAATTACCAAAGGAGAAATTCGTATGAACGAATATTATGGTAGAAATGGTAATTTGGTATCTTTTCCTCGTATTAATGCTTCTTTTGTAACAAGAGTGAAAGAGTCTGAGGAATTTAATCCAAAGGCAGAGTTTACTTGCACAGCCGTGGTATTGAAGCAAGATTATGAGCAGGATAAAGATCAGAATGAAACAGGTCGTTATTTACTCCAGACTGCAATCATTCAGTATGGTGATAAATTAGATGTAGTTCCATTTATTGTAGAAAATAAAAAGGCTATCAATTATATTTCTTCTAATTGGGAATCTGGAAACACAGTTAGAATTAATGGTAAGTTAAACTTCAGTTATAAGGTAATTAGAGAAGTTAAGGAAAGTGCTTTCGGTGATCCCGTTGTAAATGAGAGAACTGTAAGTACAAGTGAATTAATTGTAACTGGTGGTAGTGAACCAGTTGAAGGCGAAGGTGCATATGATGCACAAGACATTAAAGCAGGTTTGGCTAATAGAATGGCTAGTCTGGAAGCTATGAAAAATAAGACTAACGAAAAGAAAGCTCCTGCACCTTCAAACTCTATTAATAGTGATGACTTAGGATTTTAATCCTAAGTTCATCTATTAAATAGAAAGGAGGGGTATAAATGATAGATATTTTAAATATCGAGCCAACAAAAGTAAGTAGAGATCTACAAGGCAAGTACATTTTAATTTACGGCGCGCCTAAAGCCGGAAAGACATCTTTTTCAGTACAGATGCCAAAAAATTTATTACTTGGCTTTGAGCACGGTTTTAATGCTTTAGGCGGAATTAAGGCAGTAGATATTGATAAATGGGCAACTTTTAAACAAGTTATTCGTCAATTACGACAACCAGAAGCTAAAGAAATGTATTCTACAATAACTATTGATACAGCAACTATTGCTTATACAATGTGTGAAGATTTCATATGTACACAACAAAATATTAATAAAATTGGAGATTTACCATATGGTGCTGGTTATGGTTTGGTAGAAAAAGAATTTCAAGATTGTTTAAGACAAATTACTCAAATGGGGTACGGTATAGTTTTAATAGCTCACTCAGTTCCCAGAGTGGAAAAAACACCAGAAGGTAGTGAAATTGAAATTGTGTCTCCAGACCTTCCAAAACGTGGATATAAAGTAATTAACCAATTAGTTGATATTATTGGATATATTGATATTATTTGGGATAAAGAAGGAAGTGCAAAAAGAGTTTTGTACACTCGTAAAACACCTCAGATTATGGCTGGCAGTCGTTTCAAATATTTAAAACCAGTAATTCCTTTCGGATATAAAGAATTAACTGATGCAATTGCTGAGGCAGTTGAAAAAGAAGCTAATGAAAATGGCAGCACACTTGTTGATCATGAAGAAACTGAAGAAAAAAACAGAGAAAGAAGTTTTGAAGAAATTAGAGAAGAAGCTCGTGCAATTTGGACACATCTTTTAGAAATGGATAAGAACAATATAAATAAATTAAATAAAATTATTTTAGATAATTTTGGTCGTCCAATTAAACTATCTGAAATTACAGAAAATCAAAAAGACCTGTTTGAAATTGTTCTCGCTGAAATGAAAGAACTCTAAATAAAGATATGAGGAAGAGGTAGTTTAACTACCTCTTTTTAATTTGACTTTTTCTTAAAAATGTGTTATAATTATAAGAGAAAGGTGAAATGTATGGAAAAGAAAATTCAAATGGGCGTATGTCCCGGTTGTAAAAAAGCTGTAGAAAAAACACAGGAAAACAAAGTTGAAGGAAAAAATAACCACGTAAGATATTGGCATCCAGAGTGTTTAGAAAAAGCAAGAAAAGAAAAAGAGAAAAAAACAGCAGAAGAAATGGGCAGAAAAGCTATATTTAATTACTTAACAGCGATAGGTATGCCGCCAAATTATGCGTTCTGGGGCAGACAGCGTAATGATTATATAAATAAATATGGATATACTGATAGTGGAATTTTAATGGCATTAAAGTATTGGTTCGGAGAAAAAAATAATTCCATAGAGCGCGCAAACGGTGGTATGGGTATAGTACCTTATATATACGATGAAGCCCAAAGATATTATAGGAATATAATATTAAAGAAAAAGAAATTGCTTGAACAAGCAACAAAACAACAAGAAGAAGAAAAGAAAGTCGTAACTGTAACTAAAATAAAAGAAGAAAAAAGAAAGAACTTTATTGATTTAAGTCTGTTAAGTGGAGATGAGTAAATGGTAGATAAAAATACAATTTATCAAGTACTGTGTGGATTAATGCTTAATCCCAGCTATCTTATGGATTCAGAAAAGTATAATCTTTCAACTGACGATTTCTCTTCTCTATTGGAAAAATATATTTTTGCTGCAATTTATAATCTTCAACGAAATGGCGCGCAGTCCATAAATATTGTCGATATTGATAATTACTTTGATGCTCACTCAGAAGCAAAAGATTTATTTGAAAGAAGTAACGGCATTGAAATATTACAAGATGCTTTGGATATTGTACAACCTGATAATTTTCCTTTTTACTATCAGCGTTTAAAAAAATTTAATATTATTAAAGATATTAAAAGAATGGGTTTTGATACATCTCAATTATACTGTGAAGATTTAGCTAACCCAAAAGCTGCTGAAATAAATGATAATTTTGAAAATATGCAGGTTGAAGAAATTTTTATGTTTTATAAACGTAAGATAATGGGCGTAGAAAGTAAATATCAATCAGGTTCGAGTCGTCCAAGCATAGAAGCTAGTTCTGGTATTAGGAAGTTAATTAAGAATATGAAAGTTCACCCAGAGGTAGGTTCTAGACTACAAGGACAAGATTTCAACACAATTTGTCGCGGCGCTAGAAAAGGAAAGTTTTATATTCGTACTATGGCTAGTGGCGTAGGTAAGACAAGAGCTGCTGTTGGAGATGCTTGTATGTTGGCTTATCCAATTAGATATAATAGTTTAAAACGTATGTGGGAATTAACTGGAGCTACTGAAAAAACTTTATTTATTGCCACCGAGCAAAAACTTGAAGAAATTCAGACCTTAATATTAGCTTATCTTACTGATTTAAATGAAGAAACTATTCTTTATGGTTATTATACAGAAGAAGAAGAAAAAAGAGTTGAAAAAGCTATTCTAATAATGGAAAAATATTCGGAAAACTTTATTGTAAAAGAAATGCCAGATCCAAGTATTACACAATTAAAAGCAGTTGTAAGAGAAAATTGGTTAAACTATGATATCCAAAATGTGTTTTACGATTATATTTTTTCAAGTCCTAGTTTATTAGCTGAATTTAGAGATTTAAAAGTCCGTGAAGATGTGGCACTTGCCATGATGTCGTCTGCACTAAAAGAATTAGCAGTTGAATTAGATATATTTGTAATGTCCTCTACACAAACTAATGCAAAAGTTGAAGAAGGAAAAGGAATAAAGAATGAAGCTGTTATAAGAGGTAGACGTAAGTTGTGCCTTTACACACCTTATCGACCTATCAGTCGGGTTAATTTATAATTAGCTAACGGGGAAGCCTTACTGAGTAAAGTCAAAGGTAATCCCGTGTCATGTATCAAAATATTATATTATATTGTCAATAATTCCACTTATAATCACAATAAAATACTTTTTAGATAAGGAGTGATTATAATGGATAAAATTTGCGGTATTTATTGTATAGAAAATTTAATAAATGGGAAAAAATATATAGGACTTTCTAAAGATTGCTTAAAAAGATGGTCAGATCATTATAGTAAATGTTATCATACTACAAAGCCAGACGAAATTAGAAAACCATTGTATATGGCTATGAAAAAATATGGTAGAGAAAATTTTTCTTTTAAAATAATCGAAGAATGTAGTGAAAATGAACTTAAAGAAAAAGAAATATATTGGATAAGTTATTATGATAGCTATAATAAAGGATATAATGCTACAAAAGGTGGTGATTTATCTGATGGACGAAACACCCCTAGAGCAGAAAATCATCCTTGTGCAAAAATGACCAACGAAGAAGTAAAGCAATGTAGAATTTGGTATTCAGAGGGAAAAAGAAGTAGAGATATTTATGAAAAATATTTTAAAGATAAAGGAATTCTTTATAGCACTTTTCAAAAAATGTGGCATGGTACAACTTGGAAATCTATTATGCCAGAAGTTTTTAAGTATAATCCCCATCCAAGACAAAAAATTACTAGAGAACTTGTAATATTTATGAAGCAACAATTTGCTTCAGGAAAAAGTTGTGCGGATGTATACCATTTATTAGATGAAAAAATTTCAAGAACAACAATAAATGATATTTATAATGGTAGACGATATAAAGATATTACGATAAGCGATGTATCGACTATCCCCGTAGAGGGGAGTAGTTTTACTATTGATACGTAAAACGAAACAGGTGTGGCAAATTGGTTAATTTGTTAAGAGATAGTCAGTACCTATAGAAATATAGGAGTATACGGCAAGAAGTATCATTGATAAATGTGACGTTGCGTGTATTGTTTGTAGAGTGACACAAGAAGAGGAAGAATTAATATCTGATATTCCAACTAATATTATTCCAAATCAAGTAATGGACGTCTATAAAGTAAGACGAGGAAGATATACAAACGTAAAAATTTGGAGTTATGTAGATTTAGGAACTTGCAGAAAAGAAGATTTATTTGTAACAACAGCTGAGTTTGATACTGTTGATGGATATAAACGAGTTGATTTTGTGTTTACAGATGAAAATGAGGAAGATTTAGATTTTCTATCAACATTAAATAACGGAAAAGATATACTTCCAACACAAAAGAAAGAAGAAGAAAAGGTTATAGATTTAAATAGTATAAAAGCTGAAACAGAAAAGAAAGGACTATTTGATGGGTTATATTAATGGATTATAAACATATAATAGATAATTTAAACACACAAGCGGTTATTAAATTATTAACTAGACTTGGTAGTGATGATTATATAGAAAAAGATGATTGTGTAGTTTTTAAAACAATTTGCCATAATGAAGACGGTGCGAACGCTAGTATGAAACTTTATTATTATAAAGCAAATAAAAAGTTTTATTGCTATAGTGAATGCAGTAGCCTATCCATTTTTCAATTTTTGGAACATTATTACGAAACTCGAAATATTCCATATGACTGGTTTCAAGATGTTTACTATGTCGCAGAACAATGTACTGTAATAAAAGATTTTGAAGATTTCGTTCAAATGACTAAATATGTAAAAAAGGGAGATAAGTATAAAAGACAAACTCTTCCAACATTACAAGTCTATGATGAGGGTATATTAGATTTGTTTATTAAAAGTTATCCAATAGAGTGGTTAAATGATAATATATCTAAAAAAGCTATGGATAAATTTAATATAAGATATTCTATTTCTCAAAATAAAATAATCATACCCCATTATAATATAAATAATGAATTAATTGGTATAAGAGGTAGAGCTTTAAATGAAGAAGAAGTAAAATTATATGGTAAATATATGCCAGTTAAAATAGGAAATACTTGGTATACTCACAAATTATCTTTAAATTTATATGGATTAAATAAAAATAAAGATAATATTCGAAAGAATGGTATAGCGATTATCTGTGAAGCAGAAAAGTCAGTTTTACAAGCCGAAGAGTTCCAAAGAGATAATTGTGTCGTCGCCACGTGTGGAAGTAATTTAAATAAATACCAATTAAAATTATTAATAAAAGAGTGTAGACCAAAAGAAATTATAATAGCTTTTGATAAAGAAGAGCTACCTCAAGAAGATAAATATTTTAATAAGCTATATAAAATTTGTAAAAAATATGAGAATCTTTGTAATTTTTCTTTTATTTATGATACAGAAGGCTTGTTAGAATTAAAAGATTCTCCGACGGATAAAGGAGAGGAAGTTTTTGAAAAATTAATAAAAAATAGAGTGAGAGTGAAATAAAATGCAAATTAAATTAGTAAATCCAAATTATACTGAAAATTATTTAGAAAATTTACTGCACTATAGAGGTGTAGTTGATATAGATGAATTTTTAAATCCAACAGAGGATTTATTATCTGATCCGAGATTATTTAAAAATATAAGTCCTGCCGCAACTGCTTATAAAATGGCTTTAGATACAGGTAAACCAATCGCACTTGTTGCTGATAGTGATTGTGATGGTTTTACTTCAGCCGCAATTTTTTATATATATACTAAACGACTATATCCTGAAACAGAAATAGATTATTTTCTTCATACAAAAAAGCAGCACGGTCTTGAAGATATGTGGGAAGAAATTATAGAAAGTGATAAAGATTATTGTTTAGTGGTGTGTCCAGATTCAAGTAGTAATGATTATGAGTATCACGAAAAAATTTATAAAGAAAAAGGTTGTTGTACTTTAGTATTAGACCACCACGAATTAGATATAGAAATAAGTAATTCTGCTTTTGTTGTAAATAATCAAATCTCTCCTGATTATAAAAATAAGGAGTTAACAGGAGCTGGGGTTACCTATCAGTTCTGTAGATATTTAGACCGGATTAACGGAACAAATTATGTAGAAGATTTAATTGACCTTGCCGCGCTTGGTATTTGTGGAGATATGGGCAGTGTCTTAGAATTAGAGAACCGATATTTTATGAAAACAGGTTTTAATAATATTAAGAATAAGTTTTTTAAGGCACTAGTTGAAAAACAAGATTATTCTATGGGAAGTGTAGTTAATCCAACAACAGTAGCTTTTTATATCGTTCCTTTAATTAATGCTATGATTAGAGTTGGTACTCAGGAAGAAAAAGAAAGAATGTTTCTTGCATTTATAGATGGAGATAGAATGGTTCCTTGTAATAAACGCGGTGCAAAAGGGACTATGGAAAAAGTATCCATTGAAAGTGCACGCGAATGTACCAATGCACGCAATCGACAGAATAAATTATTAGAAACCAATACCGAAAAACTAGAAATGCGTATTCATAAGTTAGGATTATTGGAAAATAAGATTCTAATTATTCCTCTAGAAGACGATGATGATTTTCCTTCTGAGATTAATGGATTACTTTGTATGAGATTAAGTGCTAAATTTAAGAAACCAACTATTATAGTTAGATTAAACGATGAAGGGTATTTTCGTGGAAGTATGAGGGGAGTTAACAATTCTCCATTAACTAATTTTAAGCAATTTTTAACTGATAGCGGGTTGTTTGAATACGTCAGTGGCCACGCGAACGCGGCAGGCACCTCGTTTAGAGAAGAGGCATTAGATCGTGTGAATGAATATGCCAATGAAGAATTGGTAGATATAGATTTTGGTGAAGCCTATTATGATGTTAATTTTATTAGAAGTGCAGCTGATGAAGATGTAAAAGACATAATTTTCGATATTGGCAAATATCCTGAAGTCTGGGGGCAGAATTGTCCAGAGGACAAAATTTTTATAAAAGATATAAATGTGACACCGCAAGAAATCCAAGTTATTGGAGCTAGAAAAGATACTTTAAAGATTGAAAAATTTGGAGTTACTTATATTAAATTTTTTGCAAAAGATTTAATTCAAGAACTATCTGAATACAATGGAGATATAAAATTAAATATAGTTGGTCACGCAAATATAAATACGTGGGGGAATAGAACCACTCCACAATTATTTATAGATGCTTATGAGGTTTTAGATGGAGAATACGGATTTTAAAACAGAGGGAATAGATAAAATTACTATTTTTCTTAAAAAACCGCTAAAGCTGAAAAAGATAATATAACCAATAAAATAACTTTAAAGCTGTAGAACATTTATATATCTACGCTTCAAAAGAAACTTGATTTTTTATTGAAAATATGTTATAATATATATAGAAAATGAGAAAATCTTTTCCAAATAGAAAAAGATTAATATTATGTTCAATTTGATATATTAACTAATTCATTTTTTTACTTATAAGCAGAGGTGAATTATATGGCTTATATTTATAAAATAACAAATAATATTAATGGAAAAGTATATATTGGAGAAACGACGCGTACAGTGCAAATTAGATGGAATCAGCATAAAACAAGAGCAAGAAACACACAATTTACAGAATATTTGTATAACGCAATGCGGAAATACGGAATTGAAAATTTTTCGGTTGAGCAAATTAGAGAATGTCCAGATGAAGAAAGATTTAAAATTGAAACAGAATATATAACCAAGTTTAGAAGTTACGTAGGTTTTGATGATTGTAATGGATATAATTTAGTTTTATCTCAAAATGGTCCGGCACCCATATTAAAACAGGAAGTATCAAATTTTTGGAATGATGGTTTCACAGTTGTCCAAATAAGTGAGCGGCTACATATTGATATAAAGACAGTTAGACATATTTTACGCTCTGTCGGTGTCACAGAAGAAATGACGCTTGCTAGGAGGGCTGAATATGCTGGAAGACACAGTAGAAAACCTGTTAACCAATATAGTTTAGAAGGCGAGCTTTTAAACACCTTTGAATCGGCATCTGCCGCAGCAAGATATATTGGCAAAGGCCATGGTTCAATCTGCAGTTCTTGCACAGGTAGACTGTTGACGGCATATAATTATATTTGGCAGTATGTAGATGATGACAATATTGAAGAGATAGTGCTCATTGTAGCATCAAAATCAAAAGTTGGAAGCAATAAGAAAAGAGTTCAAAAAATAGACTTAGAAGGGAATATTATTGAAGAGTTTGAATCTGCTTCTGCCGCGGGCCGCTCATTAAATAAAAGCCACGCTGGAATAGCGTATGCTGCAAGAAATAATAAAACTGCATATGGATATTATTGGAAATATATATAAGGAGTTTATAAATGAGATTTGAGATACATTCACATTCAATATATAGCAATTTACGTTTAATAGATTGCATTAATAAGCCAAAAGATTTAATACAAAGAGCGGCAGATTTGGGCTTATCTGGTATAACATTAACAGACCATGAATCATTGAGTGGGCACGTGGATTGGCTTGAAGCAGAAAAAGAATTAAAAGAGCAACAAAAAATCCCTGAAGGTTTTGTTTGTGCTCTTGGAGACGAAATTTATTTAATTGATGATAGGAAAAAAGATCAAAAGTTTTGGCATTTTATTTTAATTGCGAAAAACGAGCAGGGGCATCGTGCATTAAGAGAAATTTCATCAACTGCTTGGTACAATCTATATAATTATCGTGGAATGGAAAGAGTCCCAATTACCAAACAAGAATTAACAACAATAGTGAGAAAATACCCAGACTCATTAATTGCCAGCTCTGCTTGTTTAGGATCGGAAGTTGCGCATTTAACTCTTGAACTAATTGAGTTAGAAAAATCAGAGGATAAGAAAGCGATATACGATAAGAAAATTGAAATTTTAAATTTTTGTAACTTTTGTAGAGATTTATTTGGAAAAGACTTTTATTTAGAGGTCGCGCCAAGTGCATCAAAAGATCAGGTTAAATATAATAAAAGAATAAAAGATATAGCTCGCGGGCTTGGAATAAAACTAGTTTTTGGCGGAGACGCTCACTATCTTTCGGCAAGTGAGAGAGAGATTCATAAAGCTTTTCTAAATTCAAAAAACGGAGAAAGAGAAGTCGATGATTTCTATTACTACGCATATCTTATGGATGATGAAGAAGCATTTCAAAATTGTGGCGGTGTCTTTTCTATAGAGGAATTTGAGGAGATCTGTGTAAACTCTTTAGAAATTCAAAATAAAATTAAACATTATGATTTAAATAATTCTCCTATAATTCCTTTTACAGATGTTAAAATATATCCTAAAAAAACAAATCCTCACCTAGAAAAATATCAAACTTTATACAAGTTATTACTAAGCGATGATAAGAATGAGAGGTATTGGATAAATGAGTGTTTAAGCGGTTTGAAGAATATAGAAAAGTCCAACGACGACGCATATTTAGCAAGATTAGAAGAAGAGGCGGATGTTATAAGAAATATAGGAAAAAAAATAAATAATAATTTGTTTGCCTATTTTAATACATTTCAAAGTTATATAGACCTTTTTTGGGAGTGTGGTTCAATCGTTGGACCTGGACGTGGAAGCGCTGTCTGTTTCTTATCAAATTATTTATTAGGAATTACTCAATTAGATCCTCTGGATTATAACTTGCCTTCATTTAGATTTTTAAATAAAGATCGTGCTGAACTTCCAGATATTGATATAGATCTAGCTCCTTCAAAACGTCCAAGAATCTTTCAGAAAATAAGAGAACAAATTGGCGAAACAAATCTTCTACAAGTTGCTACTTTTACAACTATCGCACCACGCGCTGCGATCTTGACGGCCTGCAGAGGATATCGGTCTGCCGAATTTCCTGAAGGTATTGATATTGATGTGGCTCATTATATTTCAAGCTTAATTCCATCAGAACGTGGTATCACATGGACGATTTCAGAGATGTTATATGGAAACGAAGAAAAAGATCGTAAACCAAATCAAACATTTATAAATGAAATAAATAAATATCCGGGATTATTAGATATTGTTAAACGCATTGAAGGACTAATTTCAACAAGAAGTACTCATGCATCTGGTGTCATTATATATAATAACTCATGCTGCGAAACTGGCGCGTTAATGAGAAGTCCAGGTGGAGATTTAATTACTCAATTCTCACTCCATCAAGCGGAAAAGTGTGGAGATGTAAAATTTGATTTTTTACTTACAGAAATATGCGACAGGCTTATTTCTACAATTCAATTATTACAAAGAGACTCGTTACTTCCTCAAATGCCATTAAGAGAAGTCTATAATAAATATTTACACCCTAAAAGCTTAAATATCGAGGACGAAAAAATTTGGAGTGCCCTCGGTCAAGGTAATATATTAGACATCTTTCAATTTTCAACACAAGTAGGTTTGCAGGCAGCAACATCAATTAAACCGAAAAATCCAACAGAAATGATGATGGCAAATGCATTAACTAGACTGGTTGGAGAAAAAGGTCAGGAGCGTCCAATAGAAAGATATATTAGACTAAGGGACGATATGTCTCAATGGTATGAGGAAGTTAATGAGTATGGTTTAACAAAAGAAGAAATAAAAAAAATAGAACCATTTTACCTGCCCACATCTGGTTGCCCAACGACGCAAGAAAAATTGATGTTGATTTGTATGAATGTTGCGAATTTTTCTCTTAAAGACGCAAACTTAGCTAGAAAAATTGTTGCGAAGAAAAAAATAAGCGAAGTTCCAAAATTAAAGGAAAAATTTATTTCTGGATGCAATAGCGAAAATTTGGCAGAATATGTGTGGAAAACTTGTATGGCGCCACAAATGTCTTATTCGTTCGCAGAACCTCACGCATTGGCTTACTCTTTTGTAGGAATACAAACTTTATATCTTGCTACTTCGTATCCTGAAATTTATTGGGATTGCGCTTGTCTTATTAGTGATAGCGGCGGCGCAGAAGAGATAGATGGAGATTATGACGAAAATGAAGATGATATTGAGGATGAAGAAGAAAATGAAGCGGAAAATGAAGATGTTATAAATACCAAAAGAAAACAAAAGAAAAAAGCAGATAAACATAATTACGGGAAAATTGCGGCAGCTATTGGAAAAATGAATATGGCTGGAATAAAAGTTTCTCCACCAGACATCAATAAATCTAGTTTTACTTTTACCCCAGACGTCAAAACAAATAGCATTAGGTTTGGATTAAGCGGAATTACTTCTGTCGGAAAAACTATTATCAAAGATATTATAGAAAACAGACCCTATCAAGATTTAAAAGATTTTATGTCAAAAATAAAGTTGAGCAAACCGAAAATGGTAAATTTAATAAAAAGCGGAGCATTTGATAGCATAGGAGATAAAAATAATATATTATCTGAGTATATTAACGAAGTAGCGGATAAGAAGAAAAGAGTTACTCTGCAAAATATGAAAATGCTTATTGATTTTAATTTGATACCAGAAAAATATGACAGACAAAAACGCTTTTATAATTTTACGAAATATATCAAGAAAAAAGAATTTAAAGACGCAGACATTTTGTTGCTGGATAACATCGCTTATAAATTTTATGAGAAAAATTGCGATTTTGACGATCTTTCTCCGAACGAAAAATCTGAAAGTGGCTTTGCTATAAACAAAGATTTATGGGAAAAAAAGTATTATAAGAAAGAAATGGATATTATAAGACCATGGGTAAAAGAGCATAGTGAGGAGTTAAAAGATAAGATTAATGAAAGGTTATATCAAGATTTGTGGAATAAGTATTGTGATGGAACAAATAGTAAATGGGAAATGGACTCCGTTTCTTGTTATTTTAAAACACATGAATTAGAAGATATAGATGAATATTTATATAATTGTGAAGATTTTTTCTCTTTGCCAGAAGAGCCTCAAATCGAAAAAACTTTTAAAAAAAATAATCGTGTAATTCCATTATATAAAATTACAAGGATTATGGGCACGGTATTAGACAGAGACAAAACAAGAAAAACTGTTACTTTGTTAACTAAAAATGGGATTGTTATTGTAAAAATTTACGGAGACGCATTTACAAATTATGATAAACAAATTTCAGTTAAAAATCCCATTACTGGAAAAAAGACAATAGTAGAACGTTCTTGGCTAAAAAGAGGAAATAAAATTATTGTTACTGGTATTCGCCGCGGAAGTAATGAATTTGTATGTAAGAAATATAAGTCAACTCCATATCATATGGTTGAATTAATCACAAAAATAAATGATGATGGAACTTTGGAAACTAAAACAGAGAGAGATGAAATAGAATGAGTGTAGGATTATATGATGCAGATATGGCTACCTATATCCATACTGCGCCAAATCTTGAATTAATGAAATATTCTGCATATTATAAAAATAAAGGGGAAATAACTGTATTATCTCCCCTTTTTAATCCTGCCCTTTTTAATACATTTGTTTATAGAAAAGACTATGATGATGGGGATTTTCCAGACTTATTAAAATATGATAATATTCTCTATGGTGGATTAAGCTATTCTAATAATAAATATATTCCTTTACCAAAAGAAATTGAAACTTTGGTTCCCGATACTTCTATTTATGATAAAATGATGGACAGCTTTGGAGATTTTAAAAAGAATAGAGAAACTTTTAAGAAATGCTTAAATTGCCGCCATATGCGTTTATCCTTAGATGGGAAAACGATTTGGGGCGATTTTGAAAAACAAATTGATATGTCTAAAGGGTATAATTATTTCTTTCACGACTATGATTTAAATAAAATAAAAGATAGTGAAGTAGTAATTAAAAAAATGTTAGAGAAGAATCCAGAGAAACAAGTGGGGATAAATGCGATAAGCACAAAATTTCCAATACAAGTTTATAATGAAGAAGATATGGAGAAATGGATATATTTTCGAAGCTCTGCCGCCTTCTTTAATCTAAATTATTATGGATTGATGTCAACAGATTATTTTAAACATTTTTTAAAGGTTTCTCCTCTTCAAAACAGTTCAAAGTCTATACAATATATTGTTACTTATGGTTTTAAGGATCAACAAGATTTTGTGGATAATGGTGTAGAAAAAATGTACGATCAGTTTATAATTGCTTGTACGAACCGTAAAAGAATTTCACTTATTTATGATGATAACTTCTTTACAGATAAGATTTGGGAAGATTTTTTTCTATTATTAGATTTATTTAATGGTAGTTTATGTGAAATGAACCCTGTCTTTTTTACAAATGGAAGAAAGAAAAACTCTTTATATAAGTTTGTACAAAATTTTAAATCTGAATATAGATATAAAAGAAGTTTGACAATAGAAAGAGCAAGAGAAATCTTTGCTTATATACGAGTAGCCAATTATAATTTATTTAAGAAATTTTATGAAAGCTGCTTAACAGAAATATTATAGGAGGAAAAAGGAATGACTGGTTTTCAAATTAGAGAGCAAATAGACAAGAATAATGCTAAAATTAACCAGAGCTTTAGACCAGAAGTTTTTGTTTTGGATACACGAATTGCAAAACTTATACAAGAAAATAATCAATTAAGAAAACAATGTGAACATAAATTTGAAAATGGAATTTGTGTTTATTGTGATATAAGGGAGGATGAAGCATGATAAAGGTATTATCTACGGGCTGCCCCGCTTGTAAAATATTAGAAACAAAACTTAATAATGCTAATATTAAGTATAAAATTGAAAATGATGAAGATAAAATCTTATCTTATGGTGTTCAAACTGTTCCTGTAATCGTTGAAGAAGATGGAAATTTAGTTAATTTTGGAGAAGCTGTTCAATTACTAAATACGGCTGAAGGCATCCAACGATTAGGAGGTTAAAATATGGCAGATATACATGTACGACTAAGTAAAAATTTTACAACTGCTTATAATAAAATGCAAGCAGAATATGGAGAAGAGTTTGCAAGAATTAATGGTTTTGCAGATGAACAGTTAAATTATACTGATTTTATTGATAATTTTATTGATAATGAAACTGTCGCAGACGCTTCTCCTACTGACGGTAGTTCCAATGTTAAAAATAAAGATGCAAGAACACTAGCTAATGAAATGCCCAAACCTCATAGAAAATTACTTGCATTTAATAAAATTCATTATGAATTAAATAAAAAATATGGTTTTAAAACTGCTAATCAATGGCTTGAAAAAGAGTGGAATAAGAGTCTTTATTTACATGATGCAGACACAGCCACGCTCAAACCATATTGTTACGCATATACTTTGCGTAGACTAGCCGAAGAAGGTTTATTCTTTCTTGATGATTTTAATTATGAGCCCGCGCAACATTTAACAACTTTTGTTGATTTTGTGAAAGAGTTTGTTAGTTATACATCTAACCTTACGTCCGGTGCTTGCGGAATGCCCGATTTAATTCCATATATGTATTATTTTTGGAAACAAGATGTTGATAAAAATTATTTAGGTATTAAAACATCTGGCTCAGAAAAGACATATGCAAAGCAAAATGTTCAACGTTTAGTATATGCAATTAATCAGCCAGCCGTAAGAGATTCCATTCAAAGTGCTTTTACTAATGTAAACTTTTTTGATAGACCTTATTTAATAGCTTTATTCGGCGGCGCCTTGTTTCCAAATGGAGAGCCAATGATTGATAGCCTTGAGGAAATAGTTAAATTTCAAAAGATGTTTTTAAGTGAAATGAGTGGAATTAAATCTAAAAATGTTATGACTTTTCCAGTAAGTTCTATATCACTTATTTATAAAGATGGTAAATTTGAAGATGAAGAATTCGCACGATGGGCAAATAATCATAACAGTAAATGGTCAGATTCAAATATATTTACAAGCGATACCGTTACATCTCTATCAAATTGTTGTCGTTTAAAATCAAATATAGATGATCTCGGTTTCTTTTCATCTATCGGTGCGACTGCTCTTCGAGTTGGTTCAGTTAAAGTATCAACAATCAATCTGGCGCGAATTGCATATGAAAGTAATAATGAAGAAGAATATTTTAAGAAATTAAAAGAAATAACTCTTCTTAATTTAAAAGTATTAGATATAATAAGACATATTATCCAACGTAACGTTGAAAAAGGTATTTTACCCAATTATCAAGATGGTTTAATTGATATGGCTACGCAATATAATACAATAGGTGTTATGGGTTGTTATGAAGCTATAAAGTATTTTGGCTACACCCGTATTGATGAATTTGGTAATACTTATTATACAAAAGAAGCTGACAATTTTGGAGAAAAACTCTTTAAAATTATCACAGAAGTAAAAGAAGATTTTCTTAAAAATAAAAATTATAAAGTATCAATTGAACAAATTCCAGGCGAAAGCGCAGCTGTTAAATTCCAACAGGCAGATGAATTACTATTTCCTGAAAAAGTGGTAAAAGATTTGCCCCTTTACGGTAATCAATTTATTCCTCTTGGTATTAAGACAACAATTCAAGAAAGAATTCGTATTGCTGCTTT